TCCCAAGAGCTGTTTTGCAGATATCTTTTTGCGGGTCTTATTATCGCTAGTGTCGCCGCTAGTTCTAATATCGTCTTGGGCTTCAGTTGTTTTAGCAGGGAACTGTGTTCTCCTACGTGAAATAATTTGTTTGTGAATTCTGCTTCTGTGAGTAAATCCCATAATGGTTCCTTCGTCATAAGTTTAGTAAGATGCGATTCATCTTTTATATCTTTATATAGCGAAACATTAAGAAAGTCTAATTTGAAATATCCTCTATCTTCTGCTGTCTTATGATCTAATGTAGATAACATATCAACAGGATTGTGCGGACATTCCGTTACATATACTCCTGTGTTGTGCTTCTTATTTTTGTCTAACCTTGCGACACGATGCGTTAACTTATCAAGCACTACATCTCTATTTGCAAAGTCAATATCAATATCTGGCATTATAGTCCTGCTTCTTTAACAATCTCTTTCACTAGTTCAACATCTGCTACGCCTCTTTTAAAACGCATAGCCCAATGATTAGGATTCATAACATGATACACTATTTGTAATTGTTCATCATTCATTTTACCTAACATCTCTTTTCCGCTCTTACAATTTAATACTAACCATGGACTTACTTTTCCATCTTTAATATCTTGACATACTCTATTCAAACTTGCATAGTTGAAGTAATCTTGCCAACGTGCTTCTTTGTCATCACCCCAATCCATCATAGTTTTTACACTACGTTCTAGTGCAGTTTCTACACTTTCTTTTAATATTAGTTCTAGTGCATAACGTTCATACATCTCTTCTCTGCACCAATGATCTAATCTTACTCCGCTTGTAACAACATAGTCAACATACTTCTCTGGATACAAAGGACGTACATTGTTTACGAATGATCCAAACTTTACAAATGCGTTGTAGTATGGGCTATCACAAAACTGTTCATACGTTTTATTCTCCTTTGCTTTCTGACATAGCTTATAGAATCTATTGAATGTCAAATAGCCAAGTTGTACACGTTTCTCATCTTTCTGTAGATGTCTACGTTTCTTTTCGCACATATGAACTGCTAGAGTTTTCTCTCTTGTAAAACTCGCTCCACAGTATCCGCAAGTATAAGGTTTAGAGTTTGACATCTTTCTTATCCATCCCGAGGTCTTCGGCGTACTGTTTAAGTTCTTTTGTTGTAGATAATTTAGCAAGTAGTTCTACCTCATCTTCTTTCATGTTAGGGAACATTCCCTTTAAGAATTTAATTATTTTTACGTCACCGCTTTTTTGTTTTAGTCCTTGCCACACATGATGTTTGCTAGAACTCTTTGCATTGTGTAGTGTACACAACAACTGCCATTGTAGTTTTGGATGCCTAGTACCTAGTACATTCCAATTCTTGTTGTAGTTTTCATTTGTCAAAACCACAGCCAATTCCTTTGCTTCTCTTGAACCCGAAACGGAACTAGCATATCGATTTAATAACCAATAGTTAATTTCTTTTCGTTCTTCTTCAGACCATTCATTGAACGCACTCTTGCCGTTCATGTCCATGGCCATAAAGATCTCATTCAGTGGCAGTTTTCTCTTTTGCTTCATCTCTTATAGTATACCATATTGTTTGCAATTTGTCAAGTTGTTTTTTGAGTGTTGGATAATGTTTGGATGCTTCAATTATATCTTCGTACTCTTGTCCGTAAAACATATCCATTTGTTTTGGATTTCCACCTACTACCCATCTTGGTATAGTATTGTGTGGAGCATCTCGGTATCGTGCATATACCACTTCGTCAACCCTTTCGTAAATAAGTGCCTCTCCAGGTATTAATGTCCCCATTGGACTCTCCGTAGTTATGTAGGCCCCGAAGGGCCTACATTAATTGATATTACTTAACTCTCTTTTTGAGATAAGATAGTAAAACTCCGTATGCTGGTAGGAACACAATTAGTCCTACAGCAATCTTAGTTAGTGTGTTGTTCTGTGCTACGATGTGCCAGTTCTCACCTATCCAAGTCAAGTTGCCTTCTGCGTCTGTCGATCCTGCAAATGCAGTAAAGAAAAATGCGTAAGTGTCAATGACGTTTGCCGCGACAGTTGAAATTGCCGGAGCCGCCCACCACATATCAGTATACTTTTCTCTAATATGTTGAAACACATACACGTCTAACATCGTACCAATTGCGTATGCAGTACCTGATGCAAGGCCAACTCTATATGCGTGTTCGTCACCTAGTGCAAGTAATACAAGCACCGATGCAACGATAGCCGGAATAATTGCCATTGCAACAACGGCCCTTCCTGCTTCTTTACCAACTAACCTAACAGTTAAGTCAGTTGCAACAACTACGATCGGAAAAGTAAAAGCCGCCGCCGCTAATGGAAAGCTACCAAACAATGGTAGTTCTGCGCCGGGGAATAAATCAAATCTAATTGTTACGAGGTAATTAGACACAGCAATAACCAATGTGTGTAAAATTACAAGTTTTGTGACAAGTGCTTTATCAACACCGTCAAGTAGTTTTGAGAACATTCGTTCCTCCTTCTATTTTTGTTTTTCTACTTCTGTACCAACCGTACGTCTAACAATGTCATCATGGTTAAACTCCGCCCAGTACAATTCAAAGGCAACACCGTCTTCGATACCTTCAAACTGATGAATCTTACCAGGCTTAACCTGAGTAAACTCACCAGCACCAAGAATAGTTTCATCAACTAGTCCTTGGTCATCTTGCCAAACTCGAACAAGCATCTTGCCCGACTCAACAAAGAATCCGTTCCATTTATATTGATGTTCATGCTCTGAACATTTGAATCCTTTTTTAAATTCTATTCTGTGAAACTCAAGAACACCATTTGCATGGATAAGTTCTGTTTGTCCCCATATTTTTCCTGCTTTCATTATTACTCCTAATCTTGAAACGCAAATAACTTCTCAACAATATGTCCGTCAATGTTAACATAACGTCTTATATGTGTTGGTTCATTTCTTGGTGTAACACCGTGTAGACTATCAACAGAGTTTAAAAAGCAAACCATTGTGTTGCGTTTGTAAGGTACATGATCTACAACTTCAATGTCGTCTGCTACTGCTTCACGACCAGTTACCCTTCTCCATTGTTTACCTGCTGTGTTTCTATAAATGTTTAGTCCGCCATCTTCTTTAGTATCTTCTGGCTTCTTAAAATAAAACAAACAAGCAAATAATTCTTTTGATTGATCTACGTGTGGTGTACGTATGTGTTTGTGATCTATTGCGTTCATTACAAATTGTAATTCCATTCTTACTGTTGAACCTACAGGTGCTTTTCTAGGACTAGTATCTGACCTTATATACTTTGTGTATAGGTCTTCTGCGAATCTACCCTTAGGATATAGCTGTGTCATAGGCTCTCTAAATGCACGTATAAGCTCGTCTTTATATTCTTTGCTTGTATGATATGCGGCAAAGTCACGCCATAAAGGAGTTACTACGTTCTCGTAATCAAACTCGTGTTGTTGGTAACGCATAGTACCAAAGCCTGTTGTTTGACCTTTAGTACAATGCTGTTCAGGATACTCTGCTTCTAGTCTTTCATATAAGTCCCAAGGTAAAACTTCTGGAATGTATATGTAAGGAAACGGATCCGTCTTCAGGTTTTCTGGTTTAAAATTTTGTAATACACTTAACTGATTGTTCATTTATATCTGTCACTTATCTCATCGCTGGTGATGTTATCTCCCGCATACAACTCCTGCTGTGGGATCTGAAATTTGTTGTTATTTTTCTTCTTCATAATAGCAACAACCATAGGGTCACGTTCCCAAGTATCTAATTGGAAGTCGTGTCTATAACCTTTGTATCTTCTTAATGCAGTAACTTTGCACTTCTCAATCTTCTGTCCATCACTAGTTCCTATCCATAGTCCTAACAAATCGTAATCGTTTTGATTTGCTAAACAAGGATACAAGTTAGGCTGTGTGTTAAAGAAGCCATGATCAACCCAACGATAAAAAGGAAGTACATGAATCATATACCCTCCTACCTTTGTTAGATCGTGCATATTTTTATATACTGTATATTGATTGAATACGTGTTCGCCTGTACCGTTGTTAGTGACTAGATCAAACTGTTTATTATAATTGTATTGTTTACTGATATCTGTATTAAGATCCATTGCTATTGCATCTTTCTCTGTGTTAACATCGATAGCAACATACTCTTTGAATCCTATTGCAAGGAAAAAGTCTTTGGTAGAAGTAATAGTTTGATTGTGAATGTTTAGTCTATTAAACATTACAGCTCTTGATTTATTATTTTTTATACGTTGGTTACCTAGTTCGCAAACACTAGGATTACCTTTAGCACGTAAGTCATCTACTACAGTATCAATCGCATTAGTAATTAAATTAGTAAACGACATCTACTTCCCCAATACTACAATATACTTGTTGTTTGGGTGAACCTTACCTTGTTTATCTGTTCTTGTTTTTTCTACAAACTCATGATGAATAATTTTAATGCCAGGCATATTTTGTTCAATCTTGTCTTTCCACCAACCTGGTGTTTCAACAATCAAGTGTGCATTACGTCCGTCTGGTAGAAACTTCTTAGCAGGACTTGTAGCAATAATAAGGAATGCGTTTCTGGCAAATGTTTCGTGCATATCTTTTAGCACGTTGTCTAGGAACACAGGTTCGATATGTTCTAGAACGTCAGTACTAATAAGCATATCAAATGGTCCTGGTTGTCTTTCTTGAAACTCTGGGTGCCCTGGATCCCAACCTACTGCATTAATGTCTTTGTAATTTTCTCTGAGTGCTTGTACCACTCCGCCCTTACCACAACCGTAATCAAAAATTGATTGAGGTTTAAATTCTTTTAACCATTTTTCAATAGCCTTTAATCCTTTTGCATCTCCGAAAGATGCTTTTGCATCATGCAGTTGTGACAACTGATGAACATATTCTTCACTAATCGTTTTCATTTAATCTACCTTCCTGACGTTTTTTATTCCTAATTGACTTGCCATAACTTCCAACAGAACTTATGTTAGTAGTATTTAATCTATTCATTTCTGTATCACTCACGAGCTGGCATTTGACCTCAATTGGCTTTTCTGACATTGGAATTAATTGCAACCAAGGATCTCCAGTATTGATTTTTACTTCTGTACCGTGTTTAACCATTATGTTGTTAAGTACTGCGTGTTGGTGTTTGTATTCAACAATACCAGGTACACCCCAATATGCAGTTGGGTCTTTTTGATGCCATTCAGGTTTTATCCACAACCATTTTACACCTGTGGATTCTTTTATTAACCAAGGACTACCAACCTTAACATGAGAGTAGTCTGGCTTATGGAAAGTCCAATCTTGTTCATCATGTGGTATCATTGCAGTATGTTCTGGAAACACTCTTTGATCTAGTCTACCCATCTTATCAGCTTTAAGATGTAGTTCACACCAACTAGGAAATATAACACCTTGCTTTAGTATTTCATTAATAGCAGGACATTGTTTCATGCTACTAATTGGTACAGGACTTCCGCCTGTATGTAAATTCGTATGTGTTCTCTGAGCTGGTAAGCTCTTCCACCACTCAGGTATAAAGTTCTTTGCCAACGTGGGTTGACACTGATCCATTACGTATTGTTGGTTAGTGTATACTTCTAGTACTATTTTATCAGATGAGTAATCCATAATCTATCATTTCACTTTGTCTACTAATATCTTTAATGAACCAAGCACATAAAGGCTTAGGTCCGTCCGTAATTGGTACACCTAATAGTTGTCCGTTTTTAGTTTTAGGAAAATACCATTTCATATCATTGTAGAAGTTTGTAATTTTTACTTCTCCCCAATTCATTGTATAGCTTGTTAATGGATTAAAAAGAAATGCTTCAAAGCCTCTATCATTTAAACTTGTTAAAGGCAACACTTCTATATCTCCACCTCCTTCACTATCTCCTACTGCTAGGTTCCAATCAACTGGCATTGTGATTTCTTTACCGTTTATCTCTAGTACCATTGCTGGTGAATTAAAACTTTCTAGAAATATTAAAGGCATAAAAAAGAAATCAGGTTCTTTAGGATTGCTATTATCTAGCACACTAAAGCGGACGTCTTCTGTTAGTTCCTCTGGTAAGTTATTCAGATGAAACGTTTCGTTTTCTAATGTTAATATTCTCATTTACTTTTCTTATCCATTATTTGTTTTGGCGTTAAGTTGCCTGTATCGGGATCAAGTTTTGCTAGTCTACAACTAAACAAATTCTTAGGCCCTTTACTAGTTACTATGACGGGTTGACCTTTTGCATCTATCTGTATGTCTTTAATTTTAGCACTAACGTTTCTAAAACGTCCTACTTGTACTTCGTCTCCAACTTTTATTTCTACAGTAAACTTCTTCATGACCAGTCAACCTTCTCTATTGTGAAAGGATACTCTGCTTCTTTATAAAACTTTTTACGAGATGTGAGGTGCCTCTTCGCATATTTGCATGAACTAGTTAAGTCCCAAATTTGTACGAAGTCCTTGTCTTCGGCTTTTCTAATGCCTCTACCTATTGATTGAATTACTCTTACAAAAGATTTGCCAGGCTCGATAAGTACGAGATTGAAAATCCTAGGAATGTTAATGCCCACACTAGCGACTCCATATGTCGCGATAAGTACTTTGTTAGTTGCTTCTTTAATTTCATCATATTGCTCTTTACGGTCTTTTAGTTTAACATCACCTTTAATAAAAACAGAATCGGGTATTGCTTCGCAGAGTTGTTCTCCTGCACTAATTCTATCTACAAGTATTAGGGTGTTGCCACTATCCTTAATGTTGCTACACATCTTGGCCAAGTATTTAACTCTATCTTTATTTGTTACAAGATATTTGAGTTCTTCTTGATAAGAGTTGTATACATTAGTATCAAGCAGTTGTACAACGTTTACATGACACTTGGATAATACACCTTTGTCTTGTAATTCCTTTGCACTGATTTGATTAATCACAGGACCAATACTTGCAAGTATACTTTGGAATTCAAACTGTTCCTTGGGTATAGTTCCTGTTAAGCCCCAACGTATGGGTGCATTTCTTAAGTTTTGTGTTAGTAATTTCTTTAATACGTCTGCCTTTGCTTGATGAACTTCATCAATAATAATTGTTTGCACACCATCTAAAAATTCAGCTAGTGTTAGTTTTGCCTCTCCATCTTTTGTTTTCTTGTCTAGTATGTTTAAACTTTGCCAAGTACAAATTGTATGTGTTCTGCCTAGTTCTTTTCTATCGCCAAAGTAAACGCCTACGTCTAGTCCGACATTTACATAATCTTCTTCTGTTTGTGTTACAAGTGATTTGTTTGGTACAATAACAAGTGTTCTACCTACCTTCTCGCATAAGTGCGATAGTGTAGCAGTAATAATTGTTTTACCTGCACCAGTTGCCACCTCTTGTAAACATTGTGGAGTTTCTATAAATTTGTTAACAGTCTCCACTTGGTAATCTCTTAATATGATTGGTTGTCCTTCAGCTGGATGTCCTTTAGGCCAATTCTTATGAGCCCAATAGTTTTCATCTATCTCATCAAATGTAAGATCATGTTTGTCTCTATGATCAACAATGTCTGCAATTTCAACACCTGCTTCTACAAGTGTGTTTACAATGATATCCAAATGATTAACGTAACCAGTACCACCAATTCCGAAAAAAGCCACAGTTCCATCCCATCTCCCTAGTTTATATTGAGGAAGGTAACGTGCATAGGGCACCTGGAACTTCAGCTTGTTAGCTATCTTACGTCTGTATTCAACAGGTAAATTTTCTACCTTGACGTTAACTTCATCTTGTATTATTATTCTACAACTTATCATTATATTATATCTGCCTTCATATATCCGTAACTATAATGAGGACTTGCGTCATCATCATACTGCATAACAAGATCATGAGCACTCACATAACTGTCGATGTTATTAGCAATTTTTTTACTGCCTATTGTGAGAATGCCTTTTGGTCTAAACCCTTGTTTCATTAAAGGTTTAGGAATCTTATTATTACTAATATACACTATTTTTGTGTTCTTGTCAACTATATTATTTAATCCCTGAGTCTTGATGTATTGGTTAAATTGTATAGCTTCATTGCCTAACTTGTTATCCAATCTAAACATAACGGACATTTGTTCCTTTGGTATGTAGTATCTAAGCAAGTTGTGATACAGAGTAACTTCACTGTAACCTTGTTTGGCATCAATAAGAATTAAAAGAGGATATCTTTCTAATTCGTCAACGGCTTTGAGTACTGTTGCCATGTCCCATTTAGTTTTATCTACGCAAATAAGACTTGAATTACGATTAATGATTGCTTTAGTTAACGTTTCTCTGCCACTAATACTTTCTACTAATGCACGATCATCAAAGTAATTTAATCCGTAATAATATCTTCTATCGTAATACTTGTACAAGTTATTATAGTTAGGCTCACCTAATTCTTCAAACATATTGTCAACTGCTTTGACAGGTAAGTTTTTAAATTTAAAATTGTATATGCCTGGTATGTAGTCTTGTGGATTTTTTTCAAACACTTCTAACTGCTTGTATAATTCCAAAATCTCATCTTGTATTTCAAACTTTGCATCTGCAAACTGTTTGCTAATGTTGACAATCTTCCATATGTATTTTTCTTTTTGTGGAAAGTAATGTGTGTGCTTGTCATAAAAATATTCTTTGTCAGATGAATTTTTTAATTCTTCAAGATGCTTTATAACTTTTTTATTAAAAGGAAATCTAATAGCTAACATCTTTTCGCCTTTGTAATCTACAAACTTGATCCAATGGCTACCGTCTATTTCACGTAATGGAAATCTTAATTTTTCTACTGCTACTTTTAAATCTATTTCATGTGCATCAAATTGATCTGTGTAGTATTCTAGCAACAGTTTTTTAGCTAGTGTATATTGCTTTGCAGTAAGAGCCGTGCCTCTAAATACTTGTTTAGCAAAACTAAACATGATATTAGCATTGTCTTCATGCAGTTTAAAGTTTTGGACCTTTTCCAATTCTTCGTCACCACTATACTTTAGCTCACTGATACCAGCAACTATTTCTAGGCAGTCTTCTGTGTTTAATGCTTTTTTAGATATAGGTCTATTGTACATCGTATTATTATACGATATTATAGGTAAGAAGTCAAGCGATTTAGTGGTTTTCCTTGTGCGATTTCTTCCAATGTCCACTCAGTGTATGCAATATCGTTGAGCCATTGTGTTCTATCGGGACGTTTTGGCATACCTAACGTAGTAAAGTCTGGGTTAGCAACAGGCCAAGCTAAACTGCTAGGACCTGTAAACACTGGTACACCTTCTATTACTGCCTGGGTGGCAGGGTTACTTGAAAAGTTAATTACAGCATACGCACCTTCACAATCAAAGTCAAAGTCGTCATATGTATCTTTTATTTGTGTAGGTTGTTGTCTGTGTACGTTCTTATGGTCATGTTCTATCATAGGCACAGGACACCTTGGGTGAGGTCGCCAATATATAGGCATATCTGTAACTTCTCTGATAGAGTTGATTGTATTTCCTAACCATGCAGTTAGGTTGGGTTGGTTGCGCCATTGATGACTCTTGTCATGCTGTCCGCAAATTATAATTCTGTCACCGCCTAGTGACCAAGGTTTTAATTTGAGGCCCAGTAAATTAGCACGATCACTGCCATTGCCATCAGGACCAAACGCGGCGTCTCGATTAATTCCATTGATTGCTACCTTCCATGTGGTGCCTCGTTTCAGGCCGCCTACTTCTAATACGATTACTTTTTTGTTGTGTGCGTGGAAGTCATCCCAAACTTTTTTGTTTCCAGCCATTCTGCCATGCCAAAGGACAGACCAAATAACAGCAACATCACTGCTATAGTCATTATCAACAACGGTATGCCCAGCATCCACAAGACTGTCTGCAAAAGCGTCAAACACGGGTTTACTATTTTGTGCACCATACTCTCTAAATAAACTAACTTTCATTCCAATAATTCTCGCTACGTGGTTGCAGTAGGTCTCTCTTTCTACTACGTCCCTCCGATTTTCGTACACCCTTCAAATGATCAAAGTATTTGCCAAGCTCACAGTTGATCAACGGGTGCCCTTCTCCATTCACTAAATGTCCACTAAAGTCTTTTACGTTCGGGTATTGAACTTGTATCTTTTTTAATACTTCCCAGAACACATAACTATCGTGCCATTCCTCCATTAAAAATATTCCTTGTTCAGCTTCATCATATACACGTTGAAACTCTTTAAGGAAAGCATCGCAACCTGGACTACGTAATGTAAGACCATAGAAGCCACACTCAGGCCATTTTCTATTTCTACCTAAGTAATGCAACCAAGCCTGTGGCGGCACTAGTAATCTAAACTCTCCGTATGTAATAGGACTGTGTACATAAGTATCTGCATCCATCCATACAAGTATATCTGTATCGTCTTTCTTTGCTTCGTGGAATACAGCATAAACTTTGTTTGCAAATCTTACTGCGTCCCATTTAAATTCTTTATGATTATCTCTTGGTCTTCTTTCAGGCCAAGGACATTTGCCGTTAGCTTTAGGAACTTGTCCCCAAATGCTTTTAAACTTTTGTAAGTCTGGTAGTGTTGCGTCAGCATCGTGTATTGTTATTCTGCTTTCATCTGGATTAACAGGAATGCACTTTTCTGCATACACAACCAATTTAATTTTTGGATCAACTTTTTCACTAAATGAATTAATAAAACGTTGTCCGTATTGTTCTAAGCCAGGTTGATGAAATGTTGTTACTACTGTGATGTTCATACTTCCAAATACCTTTTCATGTGTTGCCATGCAACACCATCACGTAAGTCTTTAAAACTCCAATGGCATTGTGCAATCTTTTTAATCCATATGTCTCTATCAAATGGTTTTAGTCTTGCTATGTCGCTTATTTCTTTATGGCAAACTTCTTCTACTTGACTAGCTTGGTAGTCTTCACAAATAATTGGTACACCTTCTATAACACTTGCTACCAAAGGACTACTGTTAAAGCCAATAGTTACACAACTTTTTGCTAGGTCGTGTTCTATCATAGGCTCGAAACTAATGCGTACATCTGGTCCTGTGATACCTTTTATGTAGTCTGGTGCCTTCTTATCACCCGGGTGTGGTCTTACAATAATTGGTCTAGTTGTGTATCGTCTAATCTCTGCAATCTTATGATTAGCCCAAGCTACAACATCTTTACCTTTCATACTCCAACCACCATTACGTTGTAAACATAATAGTACGTGTTCACGTTCATTAATTGACCACTGCTTAACAGTAACACCTAAGTCACGTGAAATCTTTTTCCATTGTTCGTCACCTGGATTATCGTTACAGTATGTTCCTGTGTTATTAAACACACCATTGATACTGTATCTTAAATAATGAAAGGGTGCGTTTTGCTTTGCTTTATATAAAAAAAGATTACTGTCTGCGGTAATAAATGCTTTGTTACGTGTGTTCATTGTAATGTTTCTCCGCAAGTTAATGTGTGGTACATGAGCACTTCTGTCATGTACAAAGCCTTGCATGATTGCAACATCACAATCCATCATTTCAAATCCGTTGTATACCAATCCCGTATCACCTGCCATACGCACACCCTCAATAAAATTTTTAATAATATCAAGTTTGTGATTTTCTTTGTTCGGCTTTAATGCTTTTCCGGGTGGTATAACTTTTGTGTATCCTACTACTCGCACGTTAATTTCCTCCAAGCATACCCATTTAACATCTCTTCGTATGTAAACTGATTATTACTTAGGTATCTACAAAGGTAAGTTAAGTTTTTTCTTCCTGGGTGTTTTACAAATTCAATTCTATGTAAACTATCTTCGGCAATGTCTCCAGCACAGTTTGGCCCTAATACTATTGCAGGTTTGCCATATACCATAGCTTCTAATGATGCTATACTGTTGTATGTAACTAAACAATGTACATCATCTTCCAATGCTTGTTCCATTGTGCTACTACTAACACGAGCTTCTCTGCTAGGCTTCTTACGAACTTCAACTGGTCTGTTTGTGTGCTTCTTAACTTCTATTAATGTGTTCTTGATCCATTCTTCTAAATCTTCTTCAAAGTATTTCATTACTTTTTCACTTGGTGGAACAATTAAAACTTTTCTACCTGCGGTGTGTTCTTTGAATCCTATTCCTAATTGTTTAAAACGTTCTCCACCAAACGCATTTGGATTTTCTTCTCTGTCTGGCATATGAAGATTTTGTAATGCGTTCTTTACAATTCTATGATAAGTTTTCTTACCGTTAGGATTACGTGGGCTAGGATTGTTACCTAAGTAACCTGTGTCCATAAAGTAAAAGTCTTTACCACGTGCAATACATTCTTTGATAATTTTTTGTTTACCTAATCCACGTACAAGAAAAGGAGCAGGATGATCCCAATAGTCTGCTACGTTATCTGCCCTAATATATTTTCCACCACTACCTAATGCCATTCCCATAACAAAGGAATCAACAATACCAAAGGTGCCCTTAACTTTCTTTTCTACTTTTTTAATACCGCTGTCGATACATATTAGTTTAGGATTTTTTACTTGGTCGTCAAATACTTTTTGTATAGCTTCAATGGCGTGTCTATTGCTACCTATTGCTACTCCGTATAATATTGAATCAACTAATTCTTTCATCTCTGGTGTCAAGTTCCTAGGATCCCACTCTCCATGAGTTTCACTCATCCTTATTCTCCATCATGCTAGAAAGAACGTCCTTCCATTCCTGGTGGTAATCGCAATTTCTATAATTTTTAAACCATGGTCCACCTTCCGTGTAGTGTAATGCTCTTGGGGTTCCGTCTGTATACCAACCAACTAGATAGTTCCAGTCCTTAGGTATCTCACCAATTTCACTATCATCTAACCAACTAAATCTATGAAAATATTTTCCATCGTAGTTGGGATTGTTAACCATGTCCACTGTAATTTTTTGATTACTAGGATGTCCGCAGTTCCATAATACTACACTTGACCAATTCTTTCTTGGGTATTGTGTTTGTACTTGTCCGTCCATCTTAGTTCCTGGTTTAGGTGTGTAGTCATGATGTACACACATAACAGCCTTGCTGTCATCTGCTAATGCAAATAAGTTGTCTACGTCTTCTAAAAAGATAATGTCGCTGTCAACAAACAATGCCCAGCCTTTGTAATCACAAAGATGAGGAATAAGAAAACGTGTAAACGTAAACTCTGTACTTGCAAGTTTATCTTCACCTCTCCAATACAACTTGGTATCTCTCATATCCTTTTGTACTAAAGGAATGACTTCTGCATCTTTGTTATGCTGTAAGATACTGTGTTCGCATACTTGGTATGCTATATCTTCTCTTGTGTCATATCCGACAAATACTTTATTACTCATTCTTTATCTTTCTTAATATAAACAGCTTTACCGTCAATATTATGTATCTCGAGACTATCTCCAAACACCTCATGAAAGGCTTTTTTACTGCCTTGCCAACTTCCATAATCGTCTAGTACCATGTATCCGCCTACAACCAATTTAGGCCAAAGCACTTGTAATTCTTTTAATGTTGACTCATACCAATCTGTATCTAGTCTTAACAATGCAATCTTATTTGGTACGTTGCTTGGATCGTTTAGTGTTTGTACTATGTCGCCTTTAACAAATGTTGTTTGTTCCATTGGCATATTAAACTTTGATAAATTCTGTTGCACTTCTTGTATTTCTGATCTACACCATTGGTCGAAACCACGTTTTGCTTTGCCACTGTCCTTGGCATAGCCTCTAGTAACTCCGTCTGCTTGTAATCTAAAATCGTGTTCTGTTGGTTGTGTCATTCCTTCAAACGTATCAAACAACCAAAACTTTCTTTTAGTTTGTGTGTTTGCAAGGTAGGCACTAATGATTTGTCCACCTTTCCATACACCACATTCTACTATGTCACCCTCAATGTTATTGGCGTCTAGCTCTTGCACAGTTACGTATGTATGCGCCAAACGTCTTCCGCTAGTCATACTGTAGTCTGCAGATTTTAAAACCGCGTCTTTAACGTCCTGTGTAGGATTTTTAAAAGTTTCAAACTCCATTACTTTCTTTCTATGTCTTCTTCAACACAGTTCTCACCATATTGTATTTCTACAATCTTAACTGGCTTGTCTGTTTCATTTGCTAACTGATGCCAATCACCTTCATCAATTCTTAAGGACTGATGTTTTTCGTATACACCTTGTATTTCAAAATCTGTTGAAGTTCTGTTAATTGTATAAACTGTTGCAGTACCTTCTGTTACTAACCAATACTCGGCACGTTTTTGATGGCGTTGCATTGATAATCTTTTGCCTGGGTCAACAGTTAATTCTTTGACTTTAGTTGTAGGGCCGTCTTCGTGTAGCACTCTGTAGTACCCCCATTGTCTTGTTGTTTTAGGGTATTTATACTCTTGCAAAATCCAACTGCTAGAATTCTTCTTATCAGTACCACCAACGCCGAAAACAAATTCAACCTTATCGTGCCAAGTAGACATTTCAGGTATGTTCTTATCTGTTCTATCTCCACCATTAGCAAATATTACATCGTGTCCATACCCTGATGTAGCCATTAGTTTAAATATTGCACCAGAGGCAGAATCATCACTGTCGTCCCAAGTAAGAACGTCATCTACCATTTTTAAGTTTCTGATTATTTCTACACGTTCTTTGATTGGCATGAAAGGTTGTCCTTTCTTACGTGTAAGCCATTCGTCGCTATTAAGCCCGACTACTAGTTTGTCGCCGAGCTTCTTCGCTTCTTTAAAATAAGAAATGTGTCCTGAATGTAACGGATCAAAGCCGCCGGTGACCAATACTACTTTCATAGTAGTATTTAGATATTACCTGGCGTCTGCTTCTATGATTTGGATCATTGTCTCTGGATCTGTACAAGTGTAAGGATCGTCGTCCTCATCTTTGTGATTAAATCCAGGTTCAATAAATGCTTCTTGAACGATTCCATTAACTGCATACAACGAATATCTCCAACTTCTATTAGCAAAACCTTTTGCTCTTTTAGTACAAAGCATACCCATTGAATCAGTGAAGTCGGCATTACCGTCAGCTAATAGTTTTACTTTTTCAACGCCTAGTTCTTTAGCCCAAGCATTCATTACAAAACCATCATTTACTGATACACAATACACCTCGTCTACTCCAGCTTGTTTAAACCTGTCATACATTTCTTCGTATGCAGGTAATTGCTGTTCTGAACAAGTAGGTGTAAACGCACCCGGTAAACTGAACACAACAACTTTCTTACCTTTGAAAAGATCATCTGATGTTTGTCTAACAAACTCTCCAGCTACCCTTTGTACAAAATCTGCAGATGGAATCATATCCCATTTCTGAATTGATTGTCGTGCACCAGGTAAGTCAGTTCTTTCCGCATGGTTTACAGTTTCTCTAACGTTACCACCATATTGTTTGGCAATGTTAGTTGGTTGAGTTTCACTCATCTTCATAAAGTTTTATTTCCTTGTTATGTTAATCTGGAACTTACAGACTTGCGTCTTCCATTCCTGCAACCCTTAACTTAACTATGTTAGTAAGTTGCCATTGTTTTTGATCTAGTGCCTTTGTTACGCCTAACCATTTATTACGCATTAATGCAAACTCGTTAATTATTTTTTCATAATCAACAACGTCAGCTTCGCCGTCTACATATTTTTCAACGTCTCTGCTAGATAATGCTCGTGCATAATTCTCTAAATACTTCTTAAAGAAACTACTACGAAGTCTTCGAAGCTCAATGTTTAGATATTCTAAAATTGCTTCAAGCTCTTGTAGTTGATTGAAACGTTGTTCAACAAGACCTGGCATCTCTGCCGCCGCACGTTCTACGTTACCCTTAATACGAATTTGACCTTTTGCTTCAGCCAATTCATCTTCAAAGTATTGTATAGCGTCAGGTATCTTACCTACGTCTTTTGCAATATCAGAATACCAACCCATTAATAATCCTCGTCAACATCGTTGTAGTTGTCTTCTAAGTCGTCTACGTCTTCTTCTAAATAATACCCAATAGCTTGGTCAAGGTCACCATCTGAACCTAAAGCATCTCTAAATGCTTCATCTTCTGTACCAAAGTCTGCACATAAATCTACAAACTTTTCTGCTACAGTTTCAATATGCTTTTTGTCCAAATACTCTTTAAATACTTGCCAAGTCTCTACTATCTGTGTACCATCCATATCAGTTTACTCCTCAGGGTTAATAGTTTCCTCTTCGACAGTTGGCTCTGTGGATAACTTATCGAAGTCACTCATAATTATGTCTAGTTTATCACCCGACCAGTCTTTTCGATATTCTAAGTTTTCCTTACCTTTACTGTCCACGTATTTAAGTCTATTACCTTGTTGAGTTAACAGTCCTTTTTTCTCAAACAAGTCAACCAATCCACTGTATGGATTCATACCTGTTTCATAAGGAATCTTAACCTGTACGCCTTCAAACGGTTTTGCATATCTAGTCTTCATGACCTTACAACCCGCTCTAATACCACGTACATCTGTTACTTTCTTACCATCTTCGTCCTCTTTTAGTTTCAATTTCTTCATTGCTACTACAATAGAACTTGCATAGATAAATCCTTGTCCACCTGATATTTTATCATCTGGATCAAACATATCTTGTGATGCGTAAGTGTGGTTAGTACATACTAGTCCTACGTTGTGTGCACCAATCATATTAACTGTGTTACGAACAAGTGAAGTCAATGCCTTAGGCTTACGACCCATATCACCCTTCATATCACCTTTATTAAACTGATCAACATCTGTAGGTGTTAGTAACATACCCAAACTATCAATAACAAACAACACCTTAGGTCGGTCTTCGTCTGTCATTTCTCTGTATTCTGACATGAATGTACTAATAGTTTTAGCAACATCGTCAATCATACTCATGTTTAGTTTAAGTAGTTTCTCTGGCGTAGTGTCTACGTCAAGTGCTTGTAACCAAGCTTCATCAAGTGCATTCTCTGAGTCAATTAATACTACAAAGATACCTTGATCCTGTGCCGCCTTTACAATGTTACCTGCACAGATATAACTTTTACCTGCACCAGATTCTCCTGCAAAAACAGTTACCTTACCTAGCGGAACACCTTTGTTAAAGTCGCCACTAATAAGATAGTTTAAGGCATAGTTACCTGTCGAAATCCAATCAGTCGGATCGTTAAATCCACTACTCATGCCTGTGATAGATTTTGTTAAGTTTTTTCGAAACTTAGAAACGTCAAATGCTTTATTAGCCATTATATCTCCTTAATCCATATACTTGGGGTGTGCCTGTTACAACACACCCCTAATATAATTACTGTTGTCTGTTGCGGATCATTGCAAGAATGTCTTCCGCTTTATTATTGTCTGCTGGTGCAGTTGCTGACTCAGTAGTTGCCGCTGGTGTCACTGGAGCCGTTGCAGTAGCTTCTACTACTGGTGCCGCCTGTGCTGGAGCCGCCGCTGGAGTTGGAGTACTTGCTTTTACAGGATCACCTGTTCTTGCACTTACGCCTGCTGGTCTAAAGTATTGACCAAACTGTTCCATGTCGTATGCTTCACCGTCAACTGATGCTTCAAACATCTTTTTAATTACGCCAACTTGAACCTCATCTGGTTTCTTAGGCAAGTAATCACTTAGATTAAACAAACCGCTATCTTCAATAGCTTTGTACTCTGCTTCATCTAATGGTCTCTCTCTACGAGCCCAATTTGATGTTGAGTAGTCTGCATAACCACCTTTTGATGTTTTAGCAATCCTAAAGTCTACACCTGCTGTATAATCAGTAGGTAGTTCGTTCATATCCGGATCCATTAATGCTCCTTTAATAATTTGGAATATTTGTGGACCAATTATGAAACGTCTAATTGGATTTGCTGGAGTGGTATCCTCTTTTAAAGGATTGTCTGTAACAAAGCCTTGGAATACATATGAACGTTTTTTCCAATACTTACGTCCCATGTCTTCTAAGTTCTTGTCTTTAAACCAACCACGTACTTCTGAAAGTACTGGGCAAGTTTCCCCATACATTTCCATACAAGGTACTTGTACCTGTACAGGGCGAGAGTCTGTCTCACCTTTGATTCCAGCAAATGGAAGTTTGATCATCAAACGTTCTTGCCAGAAAAATGTATTGTTTTCGTCACCGTCAGGTAAGAAACGAACAGTTGATGTTTCGCCTTCCTTTAAGTTCCAAAATGGGTAAATGGCGTTGTCGCCGCCTGTGGATTGACCCGATGAGCGGGTTTCCTGTTCTTTTAGTTTTGCACGAATTTCTGCTAATGTAGCCATAATATAAGCCTCCTATAATTTTTAAGCCTTCGTTGCTTGTTGTTGTATTGCCTTGATTGTGCAGTACATTTACTATAATACACAAACTTACTTATAAAGTCAACCTTTATGATGCCAAAAAAGTGGCTTTATAAATTCTTATACACCTGCTAGGTGTTTAATTCTTTCCATCTCGCGATCTTTACCGCCTTTAAGTCTTTCGATCATTTTAACAGCAAATGGTATTGCCTTATCGCCAAACTCTTTTTCACAAGCAGTTACGATAGCAGTTTCACCTTTTGGAAATGAATTAGAAGTGTAGTCGTAATGTGACTTAACCAATTCTTCTAACTTCTCACCTGGTGTTCTATCGTCTTCTTTGTTCATCGCTTTGTCATCTTTTTCAAGACTACCATCTGGTCCAATTTTAACATCAATAGTGTCATCATCTTCCTTGTAGCCTTTGTCTTTTGCCGCTGAGTCCAAATCCGCTTTCTTACGCATAAGTTCTTTCTTTAACTTTTCGTCTTTGTGCGTGTTTGGATCCATTTGGATATCTTGTAATGCTTTTTTCTTTGCTTTGTAATCTTCCTTGTCTTTCAAGTCCATTGACTCTTCTGTAGGAGCTTCCATATCACCTGAATCAATTTTAGATGAAATAGTAGGTGCTTTCGCTTTTACGTATTTTACTACTAAAGGTCTTATGCACTGGTCTGCATCTTTTTGTCCTACTTTCTTAAACATATCGAGTAGCATCGGGTCATCTATGATGCCCTTCAAACTTTGAACAGCATTGTTACCATTAACACCAGCCGGGAAATGCTGTGCCATTAAGCCATTTAGTTTTTTAATTGCGGCTTCTTGGTCTTTACCTTCACCGTTAATTAAAGCATCTTCTGTCTCTCCCACTATCATGGATAATTCATTTTCGAATTCTGCTTCTGGATGTAGGTCGCTGTCCTCATTGACAGAATAACCTTCTTTGTCCAAAGCATCTATTACTGCATCACGTGGTGCCATTGTGTGTACAATAACTCCACCTTGGCTCATTTCATCTGGCTCGCATTTACATTTGATACCAGCTTTTCCACAAGCATATTCCATTTCTTCACAATCTTTTTCGCTAATGCCTCTGTCTTCATCATAGTCACCATCGATATCAATCTTGTGTGCGTGTGCTTCTGATCCACCTTCGTGTCCCATAGCTTCGTCTTGAATTAATTCTTCTTGATGTTTTGCAAGTTCTTCCATTGAATCAAATGGTCCACCTGTTTCTTTTCCATCTCTGTAAGAATAAAATTTTCCGCCCTTGTGTACTGCTGACAAACCGTATTTGTTCATGCCCATATCACTTGGACCTACTTCTTCAATTTTATTCTTTTCACTTACTAACTTGTTAATGTATGGGAATACACTTTTTAGTTCTTCGTTAAAAGTTCTAATAGTTAGTTCGTCAATCCAACTGTTTTGTAATTCTTCTGGAACTTCTTCCATCACAGCTGGTTTAAAATCTTTAACTGTTTCTGCGTAATGTCCTGCACGTTGCAATTTCAATACTTCAGTTTTAATTGTGTCTAGTCTTTCGTTAACTAGATCCATGTAACCTGATAAACCTTCTGCCATTACAGCTGAACGATTCATGTAAGTTTTAAATTGACGTAGCTTTGATAATTCTTCGCTGAGTGAAACGATATGTTTACCAAAGTCATCATATAAATTTCCGCCTTCGCTTACGTGTCTAGCTAAAGCTCTTGCACCATTCAAGTGTCTAAATGGATATTTAAATCTTTCGCCACTGTCACTTTCAATATAAATGCTGTGTACGTGTTGTGTTCTTGCTCCAGGTAACTCTTGGTTAACTGGTTGTGTATGTTTAAGTACTAGCCTAGCTTTGTCTACATCTTCGTAACTTGTTCTACTAGTGCCGTACATTTTTGATTCACTCATTGTTTTGTCTCCGGCAGTATCGTTCTGTTTAGTTAAGTGTGAGTAATCTCTTTTATCAAGATTACTTTTTGTTATATCACGTGTATCAAAGTTAAGCATATTTCTTTTGGAAAACGATCTTAATTCTTTTAGAAAATCGTACCACTGTCCTTTGATGCTATCTGGCTGTTCGCTTACAAAAGTGTTGTTGTATGTTACAGCAACTTCTTTTTCAGTAAGTGACACACTTACTTTACCTAATGAATCTTCGCCTACTTTGTAGTCAAAGTCAAAATAACGTGCTAACTTAGGCTCGTCTGTTACAACTCCGTTTTCGTCACCGATTGTAACTGATGGAAATCTGCCTCTAATCTTAGCAAATAGCTGATCTGATATATTGTTCATATTGCTCATATAACTATTTATCTTATGTTTGTTGAAACAAATATAGGCATGGGCGGTGTTGCATCGTCGCCTGTATCCGCTTGATTGAAGGTTTCATACACTCTAGGATCCCAATCTTTTAATACTGCCATGATACGCATACTCAGTAAACAAGCACTCACTAGATCGTCTGTTTCACCTGGTTTTGCTTTAAAACTACTACCACTAGCAACAAAAGCCTTAAGTTCACTTATTAATACTTTGCTGTTTATTGTTAGCTTGTCGTTTTCAACCATGTTTTTTAATCTAGTACAAGCACTTATCTTTGTGCTGTGTGTAGTGTTAAATCCTTTTCTAAACTTACGTACATGACCTTTTCTAATGGGTTCTGATACACACATACCTGGTATATTCTCTTCGCCCATGTCTCTAATAACTATCAATGCACCTTCTCCGATGCTGTTGTTTTCTACTGACCAATAGATGTTTTGTCCATCATTTTGACAGCATTCTTTTATATAATTACAAATGTCTTTTAATATTCTTATCTGTGCAGGTATTGGTGTAGTGTTGTGTCGCCATTCAGCAACTTGTTTATATGTTGGCAATTCAAATACTTCAATAGCGGCAAAGTCGCCACCTGTTCCCATAGCAGGATCTAGTGCAACAACATAAGTGCTATTACCTTCTGGCTTACCATACCAACGTGTTTGCCCCATATTCATTGTAGGCTCGGTACCTTCTAAACTAGAAAGTTTAATACTGTTAATAAGTGTTTCGTCATAAACTAAGAATTCACAACCATACTCGCGTCTAAATCTTTCTTCACCAATTCTACCTACTTCTACTTTAGCCCAGTCTTCATCTCTATCAGGATGTTCGTCCCATTTAGCAGTAAAGCCATGAAAGCCGTTAGTACCTATTAAACTTTCGTTGCCACTTTCATCAAACTTGTTTTGTGATTCTTTCCATATAATAGCAAACGTATCTTCATCTGAGTTAGGTGTGCTTGTGATAATTGCACGACCACCTGTTGCTAGTGTTGGAGATATCGAAGTCCAAAATTCATCTGCAATACTTGGATTAACAAATGCAAACTCATCACAGTATAGTAAAGATATTGACATACCTCTTCCTGTGTTACCTGTTGTAGTAGCACTAACTATTCTACTACCATTCTCAAATTCCATTGAACCTTTGTTGTAGTTTGTTACACCTGCCCTAATGCTATCAGGACATAATTCATATCCGTATCTAATACGTTGCATGATCTCTTGAGCACCTGTGTATTTGTGTGCGGCAATTAGTATTGTTTGATCTGGATGAAACATAGCATACCATAACAAGTATGCCGCGGCAGTAGTTGTCTTGCCACTTTGTCTTGGCAACATATTAATATTAAATCTGTGATTGTGATAACTTTCTAGTAAACGTTCTTGATACTGAAAAGGATCAAACATAACCTTTCCGTCAACAGGATGTTGTATATGAAAAAACTTTTGACAAAAATATAGATACCCTGTATCAGGATCTATACATTTCTTTAGTTCCTCAATTCCTGCTTCATTAAACTTTTCACGTTGGTGTGCTTTTTTGGTTAGAACACCGTCTAGACTTTTTGTAGTTGCCATACTAGTATTTATAGGTGAAAATAGCGTCCGAAGACGCTATTTGGTTTTACTAATTGGGAGGAAATTAGTTAATTAACCGCAATGACTTGCGTATAGTTTTTCAAACTTCTTACTATCGCAACCATACTCAGCAGTTATTTTTTTCTTCATTTCGTTTTTTGTACAGCCACTTGCGTTAAGTTTTTTCATTTTCTTTCCACAACCAGCTTCGTCAAATTTAGCTTCTTTATCTTCTTTCATTACTTCTGAAAGTTTTGCGTGTAGCTCAGCTCTAATTTCATCTTCAAGTGCCATTGGATTATCTCCGCCTGCAACTTTTGGATAAGATTTTTTCTGTCTGTTTAATCCACCTGCTAAATCATTTTGCATATAAGCTGTGTCTTGGTGTTGCTCATCTGGTGAATTGTCCCATTCGCCTTCGCCTTCTTGTGCTACTTCATCTTCGCAACCTGGCTCCATGTCGCCCATCTCTGGACCATCTTTTGGTGGCATAGGTAAATCCATTACCTTTAAACTTTTTTCTATGTCATCTCTTGGTGACAGTTTCGGCATAGGCGCCATTATCTCTGGCTTACCGCCTGCGTCCTTTACCATCTTCATTAATGTTGCTACGTCATCAGCAGTTTCACCTGACATCGAAATGCTCATGTTTACAGCTTCATTTAATGAATCAATTTTTTTGTAAATATCTTTTGCTTTCATTATTTGCTCCCTACTGGACTAGTTGTACTAACTTCACCCATGTCGTGTTTTTGTTCTTTATCTGGCTCACTTGCTACACTTGGATCGTTTGCACGATCTTTTCTAGTAGCTTCAAGCTCTTTAAGTAAGTCCATCACTCTATTACCTGCTACTTGTTTTTGTGCATCTGGATCAGCTGATTCCATCTCTGAACCTAACTTAGGCTCGTAAATTTGTTTGTAATCTTTGTCTTGGTATTCTTCTTGTGGTGCTTCTGCATCACGTAAACAAATATAAGCTGGATCAACTCCTGTTACTTGTGAAATATATTCACCTAGTATTTGTGCAGTAGTTGGATATGACAATTCCACTTCAAAGTAGTGAGTCTCTACATTTTGTAATTTAGGAAAGTCTAATGGACGTTCTTGAATTGGAGTCTTCTTAGGTGGCGTCATGTTAACAAGGCCAAATTTTTGCATACAGCTTTCGCAACTGTCTGTAAAACCTTCTGGTAAGTCCCCAGCAATACCAAACTTAAACTTATAAGTCTTTTTTGCTTCAGTTAGATATGTTTCAAAGTTCTTCATTGTATTTCCTTATATGTTTATTTATCCATGTTTTTCAATTTATCAAGCAAAGAGTTACGGTCAGTTACTACGTATCCTTCGCCATTTACAAGTGACTCGCCATCAATTCCACCTTCTTTATCCTGCTTTTCTTTCTTTAATTGCAGTTCAACCATCTTAAGTTTGTTCTGTAGCTTTACAGTTTTGGCGTCTAAATTAGTTTTAAGCATCTGTCCTGCAACCTCAAATACACGACCACTATAACGTGATTCTACGTTCATACCTAAATCCATAAGATCATCATATGCAGTCATGGCCTTGTCTGCTACTTCGTTTAGCTCTTTGTCAGCTAGTTCACCCAGACCCTTAACTTGTGGTAGTGCCGCACTAATTTTATCTAGTTCAGCTATTTCACGGAAGTCTTCTTTTTGCTCAACTACTGCTTTCTCCTTGGAGTCAGCCTTTTCCTTATCAGCCTTTATTATATCCTGGCTTTCAGGTAAGTTAAGTAGTTCTTCTAATTTTTTGGTCATATTTTTAAATCCATTATATGCTACTATTATTTAGTCCATTTAATGATCGTAAACTAACGTCTTTGAATCGTCAACACTTGTTGGTTTGCAGTATGCAGTTATACGATCTTTTGCAGGAACCAAATGTTTATTACCGTAATTTCCGTATTGTCTAGGTATGCGTCGAGCATAATACTGACATACATCTATACTTCTAAAGTACATTGGATTTGGTTGTTCCCTACGATCGTCTCCTGTTCCCAAAACTACAACTAACACGAATGCGTGGATTATCATTTACCCTCATTTTCTCTTCCCCTGATGGAAGATATCTTTTTCTGTAATTACTCTGAAAAAGATCTTTTTATTCTTACACCAATGTCTGGCGGCTTCCCACTTTGCAACATTCTGTACGTACTGTGCCTGTCTAAATTTATCTCTACCTACTTCCTTTAACTTCATTTGATTTTCAGGTTTAACTTCTATAAGCTCTGCGTGTTGTTTACCTTTTGCATCTGTATACTGTATCATAAAGTCTGGAACGTAAACAGTCATCTTACCTGTTAAAGGATTTTTGTAAGGAATCTTTACTGCCTCACTTGCCCACTTGCTTACACTAGGTGACTCATCACAGAACTTCATAAAAGCAAATTCCCAACTTGATCTATACAAAGGAGTCTTGTTACCCAAGTACTTGTCTGGGTGCTTCATGCTGTATCTACCTTGTGCAAACTTACTTGCCATGAGCTTATACCAGTATGTTTCTAGTTTCTAATTTATTTTGTGATTGGTCTACTTTGTAGCCTAGTGAACTAATTTTTTGTCTATTGTAATTTAATGTTTCTGTTACTACTGACGACAGTTGTATTTCATCGAAACCTTTTAGTGTGTCAAGCAATTCAAAAACTTTTATGTCGTCTATCTTTGCTTGTCTCATTAGTACTGCACCTATTGTTTGTGCAGATAATCTTTCAAAGCCTCTTGTTTCAAAAAAACCTACTACAGCATCAACTTCGTTTGAAGGAAATTCTAAAGGTGCTGAGTAATATTCGCTAAAAAACTTTTTAACTTTTTCTGTAGTTCCTAATTTCTTTGCTGGAATGTTTGGCATTATGTATAAGTGCCTCCGTCTTTAATATTGTATGTATTCTTATTAGATATTGAATTCAAGTTACCTTTAGTTACCGCATTGTAGGCCTCCTTGGCTGATGAAGTGGCACTATTCCATGCACTTGAAATTGCATCTGGAGTTGCATCACCACCTGAAGCTAGGTGTGCCTTTTTAAATCCTTCTGCTTTAGTAATGCTGTCTAGTATACCTGGATTGCTACTAACTAAAGACGTTACACTACTTAATGATCCACCTTTAAGTTGACTTACCACTGCCGCACCTGCCGCCATACCTGCAACTGCTGTAGTAACATCAAAGTTGCCTGCACTTATTCCTTTAGGAAATGCTGTGTTGGCAACACCACTTACGTCAATGCCTCCTGCCTTACCTATTTGATCTTTTAATATACCAAAGCCTTCTTCACGCAATCCTTCTTTACTTAATTGTTTTGCGTTACCTATAACACTTCCAGTTTTTAAAACTGTACCTAAGAAACTTGCTGGAGAACTAAATGCTTGTCCACTTGTAATGTCTCCAAACACATCTGCCGCCCCTGCGGCTATACCACCTTGGCCAAACAAGTTAGCCGCACCGCCACCTGCTAATGAATTAGGTGATGGCATCTTATCATAGTGTCCACTTGCCGCTCCAAATGACTTAGGTGAAGCTCCTTCTTCAACTCCGCCTCTTGCATACCATACAGTTTCATATTGTACCTGCATAGTGTTCTGCACAGGATCACTTGAACTGTTTTCCATTGTATCGTGACCCCATTCACTAATGATAGGGTTAACTAAAGTAAAACAAGTATATCTATGTCTGTGTAGTTGATAAATTTGTATGCTTTCAAAGAAGTGTGAATGACTGTCGTTGTCTAGTCCGTATCTATAATGATTACCTTCAGCTTGATATGTATTTGATCTTTGATATGCACCTGATGTCGTAACAGGATCTGAACTTCCGTTTAATGAAGCATAGTTACCATCTTTGTAATAATAACGATAGTAGGCTTCCCACATAGCAGTAACCTGTCCATAGTTATCATCATGGAATACTATATTAATTGGATCGTAATCTAATCTTGTTTGTAAGTTTGCTTTCTTATTGTACTGATGTTTAAGTGTAGTACTAATAGAATACTTAGGTAAGTCAACACTCTTTACGAGCATATTAATTTCTCTTGTTTCTAGTTGCGGAATAATTTTCACTGCAACAGGATTCAAGTTAAAACTTACGTGATATAAAAATTTATGTTTGGGAGATAACCTGTGTGCGTCATCTACATATAGTCTGGCACCGTGAGCAAAGTCACCAAGGTTACCTTTTGGGCTTAAAGCACCACTAACTACATTATCCAAAAAACCGTTTAATTTATTTGCCATACTAATATTTATCTAAAAAATAAAGTACGCAGATAATAAAAAAGGAGCTCTTAATAAAAAGAGCCCCCTTTAAATATTCAGGAAATATTACTTAATTATAGATCTTATGTAGATCCACCACCTGTAATTAACGTATTAACAGTTCTACCTACTGCTGTACCTACGCCAGTTCCTTGTGGACTTTGTATTGCATTATCGTATCTGATAGCTAATGCTACAGTTACTGGATCGTTAGTTGCGTATGCTAATGTATTGTAGTTAGCACTTTCTAAGTAACAACCATACAATTCAAATGTTTCTAAAACGTTTGCTGTATTGATTCCGTTACCACCATCAAGTATTTCGATTCTTGTAACGAATTTGTAATCGCTACCTGAAGCCGCACTTGATTGTTCAAAGAAATCAAATTGTTTCTGTAGTTGTTCACCAACTAGTTTTTGTACGTTGTTTGAAACATCTTCTCTTAAGTTTAATGTAATTGGTTCCCAAGTATGTTTACCTGCTAGGTATACTCTTGAGTTGTATACATCAACTGTAATCTGTTCGAAACTTACGTTTGGTCTAGTTACGTCTACAACTTGTTTTGTTAGTTCTGTTGTTGGTGTTGAAACTCCAAAATTTTCCAGGCTCACTCTAAAGCGATACTGGAGTTTGGGCATCAACAAGCCCTGATTAGAACTAGATGCACTAGAATCTAATGGGACTGTAATTTTTGATAGTGTTGAAATTGCCATTGTTAATATCTCCTGTTTAAACTATTTATCCTTTTATAGTTGTGCTATTTCACCTGTGTTTTTGAGTCTCAACGGAATGTAAATAAACTCAACTGCTTTCACCGGCTCAATCGCTATATCCAAGTAAAGCTCATTTCTATCAATTCTTGAAGGTGTGTTGTTTGATTCATCACACACTACTAAGAAGTCATATAATGCTCTTTGACCTACTAGTTCTAACATTAAGCTATCTGCTTGAGCTTTGATTTCATCTCTTGTGATTTTATCATTTGGCTCAAAGATATATGGTTTAGCAAGTTTATCTAACTGTCCTCTTAGGTAAATTACTAGTCTAGCAACGTTAATTCTATCTAACGCACTAGCATTTTTGGCTCTAGTTTTTTGACCGTAGTTGACAAGTCCCGCACCTGTTAAGAATGTTATCGGGTTAATTTTATTGCTGTACAATGTATCACGTTGTCCAGTATTTAAAGCAACTGCTTTAAATTCACCTTCTGCATCAATGTATCCTGCACTTGAGGCGTTAGTAATTCCACCACGTCTTGTTCCTGCTGGAGCAAACCATGGAAATGAAACACTATCACTTAATGCTATTGTTCTAAGTATACCATGTGATGCTGGAACAACAATGTTTTTACCTGCATTATCACTTGTGAATAAGCTAGGATAAAAAGTTCCCATATACTCATCACTTGTTACTAATCCATCATCGTTATCTTCAACTGCAAGGTTTACGTTAGTTGCATAGTTGTTAATTGTTGTAGCATCAGCAGTTAATCTAAATGGTAAGTCACCAACAACAAATGCTGTTAAGCCTCTGTCTGTGTTTAGTGTAACCATTTCACCAATTAACTCTGAGTAACCTGGGCAAGCCATTAAGTTAAAGATTCTTGATTGATCGTCTCTAATGTCTTGGTTGCTGTTAACCATTGCTTGTAATGATTGTATAACAACTTTACGTTGAGCTTTTCTACCAAATGAACCTGAACCGTTTGCCTGGTTAGCTGATTCAGTTACCCATCTATGAGCATAGTAACCTGCCATTGACTCACCTGCGCCACTACCAAATCTTAGGTTGTTGCCTGATGTGTCAACTTGGTTTCTAACAAATTTCTTAACATTAAATCCAGAACGTCTTAAGTTCCAAAGCAACATACCTTTTGGATATAGTGCTGGATCTGGAGCGTCTGTGTCTAAGAAGTTTGAACTTAAAAGTGCTTCAATTGAACCTGCTGTTGAACTGTTTGCACCTGCTGTGTTGTATCTTGCATCAGCAAATAAAATACCATCTTCAGTAGTTTGATCACCGTTATCAACAAGTACCCACTTTAAAGTAGTTGCGTTGTACTTGTAAATCTTAGGATAGTTTTCTAAGTCTGCTGTTGAAATCCATAAGTCACCATTTTTAAGTGCAGTACTGTCTGACTGTAAAGTTGGCTCAGTAGCACTTACGATTGGACCTTTTGGATCTGTTTTATCACCAGCCGCCGCCGCAAAGTACGGAGCAGTTGAATCTTGATAACCTACCCAAGTAGTTCCATTGTGTATCATCATGTCTACTTCGTCAACAACTGAACTGTACCATAAAGTTTTATCAGCTGTTAAAGCCGTTACTGCTGTTGCACTTGCAGTATAAGTTAATACCTGCCAGTTACTTGCAACAAAGTCATGTGTACTATCACCTGTTGGTGCTGTGTATAAGTTTGGTGTACCTGAGTTTGCATCAACATAAGCACTAAATCCTGCTAATGCTAATACGCCTCCAGTGTCTTTAATTCTAAAGTCACCACCGTCATTGTGTGAAATAACAACTCTGTTACTTGCATCAACACTTGCACCTACATTTACAAAACCTGCACTATTAATAGCACCTGCAATAACATCAGCATCACTTGACGCACCAGTAGTTGTTACACTAATAGTTTTGTCAGCTTGTAAAGCCGCGTTATTAACTAAAGTTTCTTGAATGTTAAATGCGTATGTTCCTGCTGTAACCTGTGCCGCAACAATACTTGAAGTAATTGATGTTGCACCTGTTGCCACACGTCTGTGAATTTTAAAGTCACCTACAATAGTGTCCTCTGCATTATTATAGTTAATGTAAAGAGCACCTACTGCCAAGTTAGCACCGCCACCAGTTTTATCTAAACCGTATAACGCCGCTTGGTTAGTTGAGTAAATTGGAGCCGCCGCTGTTTCCCATAATTGAGTTGTGTTGTTCCATTTCTTAACTGACCATTTAGCACCCAAGTTAGGTTCTGTAGTTTTAATCCATAAAGAACCTGTTGGTTTTGGAGCTGTGTCTGTTGACTTGTATTCTGGAACTGATGTGTGCGGAGCAATAGTTAATGCTGGTGCTTTGAAAGTACCTGCTGTTAAACCAATCTCTGCTAATAGTGTAGAAGCATTTGCCGCCAATACAATATCTGCACCAGTTGAATAAATTTCTAATTTACCATCTACTACTGCTGAAGTTACACCAGCAATACCAGCCGCTGTAATTCCTGTTACTACATCTGAAAGTGCAGTACCGCCTGAAGTTACAACAGAACCGTTTAAGCTCATTGTAGCACCATTACTAATAGTTGGATTGCTTTCAGTTCCTGTTACAGTTGCCCATGAACTAATCCATGCACTTGAACCTACTTGTACCCAAGTACCACTTGCGTTTTTGTAGAAGAATTTATTTAAAGTTGTAGTTGCAACAATGGCATAGTCACCTACTGCGCCAACAGAAGTTTTAGGTGTTCCGCCTGTTACCTTAGTTGCATCTGTAATTACTGTTGGAAGTTTATTGCTAAAGCTCTGACCACCAGTTGTCGATGCTGAAGCACTATTCCATTCAAAGATTCCAAATACACTATTAGCAGTATCAAACCAGTATGTTCCGTCTGCTGGGTTTGCCGCTGGAGCCGTTGCAGTTGCAATTAGCTCTGTAGTGTTTAAATCTGCTCTAACTACGTAAGCTCTATTTGCCACTCCTAAGTATGAGTAAGCCGCTTGTAATCCGTATTCGTTAAGCTCGTTACCATGTAACGCATTGTTGTTAGAATCTGTATAGAAAGTTGGATCTCCAAACAATTCTGTTAATTCTCTTTGTGAAGTAATCAAATACGGTACTCCCGCATTTTTACTTTGTGTTCCTGTTGCTGTACCTGTTCCTGATGCGTTCTGTTTATCCTGTGCAGACGCAACGAAAATCATTGGTACTGTTCCTGGTTCCGCCGGCGTGTAAAAACTTTCGTCGATTACGGAAACCTGTACTCCTGGTGATGTTAAAGCCATTTTAGTTCTCCTGTTAGCATATTACAAGTATTTATACCAAAACGCATAAACCTATGGTATAACTACGGTGAAAAAGGGATCAAAAAGGGCAGGTAAATACATATATGAGACCTTTATGTGAATGTGGACAGAAACCTGTAGCAATCAACTACTACAAGAAGGGCAAACCTTTCTATCGAAGCAAGTGTGAGTCATGTGTTAGGCATGGCAAGCCACGTACCGCATATTCCAAGTACAAACAGTCAGGCTATACTAAAAAGAACGAGTGTGACAAGTGTGGGTATAAAAGCAAACACAAGGAACAATTTTCAGTCTACTATGTAGACGGTGACATGAACAACATCAGGTTTAGTAATCTAAAGACCGTGTGTGCTAATTGTAGTAAAATTATATATAAGGAAGGGTTTAAGTGGAAACAAGGAGATCTCGTACCTGATCTGTAAGATCGTTAACGGTCTTGTTATTCTCAATAATCTGTGTAAATTTAGTTTGTGCCCAAGCCCATTCACTAGGGTGTACTTCTTTAGGCTCTGTTCCATAGTCCCTGTAGTCTACAAACCATTGCGGATCATCACCACGTTTTACACGCCATACTTGACCTTTGATCTCATATAGCATTTTAGCTTCATTAGGGAAACGTACATCTGGTATAACAAAGTTCTTGCCGGGATTGTCTAGTATTTTCTTCTTTGTTAGGCTTACCCATATACCATCGTAAAATCCATCACGCATACATTCGGTACCAAACAGTTGTAATACTAGCCTAGGTGTAATTGTTTCACCAGTTTCTTTTGACCAATACTCGTCAACTTCTTCTCTCCATGCTCTGCTTTCATCGGTTTTGCCATCTAGTAGCTCACGGTCCCAATCAAACATAACACTCACAGAGTCTTTAAGTTTGTCAGCAAAGCTGATCTTTTCAAAATCATGTTTTCTAATCAAATAATCAGCAATAGTATCTTTGCCCGATCCAATAAGTCCGCAGATTCCTACGATCATAGAAGTTTCCTTTCTTTAAGTATTAATATATGTATGTTACTATAGATTTATCTAAAAGTCAAGCAGTTATTAGCCAATTGTGAAACCGTAGCCAACACCACCTGCAATCTGAGTCTGAAGCTCAGTATCAAGTTTTTCCATTTCAGCAATGGCTTCATTTTTAAGTGCATCACCGTTTAGTGTTGATCCACCCTGTGGTCCTGCTATAGTGGCAAATTTGCTTCTTGCTTCTCCAAGCATATACTTACAAGTAGCGAGTGCATAATCTTTGATCCACTGTTGGGCTAGGTAATCTTTTAATAATTCTGAATCTGGTCTATAGTTGTAGCAGTAAAGTAGTAATTCTTCTTCTGCTCTAGGGCGTTGTAGTACCATAAGTTCTTTTGTAGTAGTGTTCCATTTGAATTCAATAAATGAACCAAACATTCTTCCTACCAATTCTTGGTACTGACTGAACATATCATAAGTTGCTAATCCACCCATGTTAGTACTTGCTAAAAGATATGTGTTTGTGTATGCCAGGTTGAATGGTTCAAACAATGTACCACCATCTCCTCCACCTGATCTAGAACCAATTGATCTACGGAATATTTTTCTTACTTCAACTACTTCTTGAGGTAAAATGTATGTATTCTGATCAATGATTGTAGGAAGGAATATATACGACTCTTCTACAGAATTATCTGATCTTTGTCTAAATTTTGATAGTGATTTTTTCAATGCTGTTTCGTAGTGTGCTGGATCCAGCTCTACGTCCACCATACCACCGCCTAAACTTAGGTTAATGTAATCAAATACTTCTTGTTTCTGTGTTGTCAAATCTGCCATAATCTTTCGTCTCCATATGTATTTATACGTTCGATAAATACTAATGTTATGCCAAGACTCAGTTTATACAAACCCGAAAAGGGCAAAGATTACGATTTCCTAGATAAGACCATCCAGGAGATGTTCACTATAGGTGGTACAGACGTATTTGTCCACAAGTATTTAGGACCAGTTAATCCTGATGAAGCCGATGCGACACCGGCTCAACCTAGGTATAATGCTGTTAAGGAAACTAATATACAAGATATGCTATTCCTTGAAAACAGGGATAGAAAGTATGATCCAGACATTTATGTAATACGTGGTATTTACAACGTTGCAGATATTGACTTTGATATGAGTCAATTTGGATTGTTCCTACAGAATGATGTATTGTTTATGACAATACCTATCAACTATAGTGTAAAAACACTCGGACGTAAGATTATGCCAGGTGACGTAATAGAGCTACCACACTTAAAAGACGAGTATGCTCTTAATGATTACCAAGTAGCACTAAAACGTTTTTACGTAGTTGAAGATGTAAACAGAGCGGCAGAAGGATTTACACAGACTTGGTATCCACATTTATACAGAGTCAAGATGAAACAAATTGTTGACTCACAAGAATTCAAAGAAATACTTGATTTACCAGCAGAAGAAGGAAGTACAAATACATTACGTGATGTTCTTTCTACATATGAAAAAGAAATGCAAATTAACAATGCTGTTGTTCAACAAGCAGAAGCAGACGCAGGTAAGTCAGGATACGAAACAAGTCAGCTATACACATTACAAGTTGACAAATCAGGTAAACCTGAAATGGTTACAACTGATATAAACAATTTAGATATTTCACAACAAGGTTTACTTGCAGATAGAGTTAACCAAACACCAGAAAGATCAGGTTACGATGGTTACTTGTTAGGTGATGGTATTGCACCAAATGGTGAAGCATTTGGTCATGGTGGAAGTTTTCCACTTAATCAAATCAAAGGTGATTACTTTTTAAGGACAGACTTTATGCCAAATAGATTGTTTAGGTTTGACGGACAACGTTGGACCAAAATGGAAGATAATGTAAGAGTTGATATGTCTAACACTGATACTAAGAATACACAAAAAGGTACATTTATAAACAATTCAACAACTACTAATATTGGCGGAGAAACAGTTAAAGAACGACAACCTGTCAGTAAGGCATTAAAGCCAAGGAGCGATAATTAATGAGACATAAATTTGCAGGATTGCTATTTTTAATTTTAGGTGTTATATTTTTAAATAATGACATAGGACATATGAACCACGGGCCTAGCTTACTTGGTGTAGGTGAAATGACATGGATGTGGTTTACAATGGCAGTTGTGCATTTCTTTATTAGAGATTGTGGGTGTAAAAGATAATGCAACATTTTTACGACGGACAAATTAGAAGATACATTACGCAGATTATTCGCCTAATGAGTAACTTCTCTTATGCTGATGGTAAAGGTGCGTTAGTACAGGTTCCTGTTATGTATGGTGACATTACTAGACAAGTAGGACATTTGATTAGAGATAATTCAGAAAACAAAATTCCAAGTGCTCCTCGTATAGGTGTACACGTTACTGGTATGGAGATGGATAGAACAAGAACTGCTGACTCTACATACACAGGTAAGATACATTTAAGAGAACGTGAATATGATAATACAGGTAAAGAATATTTAAACACACAAGGTAAGAATTACACAGTAGAACGTTTAATGCCTACGCCTTATACTTTGCAATTATCAGCAGATATTTGGTCAACAAACACAGAACAAAAATTACAAATCATGGAACAGATATTAATGCTGTTCAATCCAAGTTTAGAAATACAAACAACAGATAACTATGTAGACTGGACTTCTTTATCAGTTGTTAATTTAGAAAACATTAACTTTAGTTCAAGAAGTATTCCTGTAGGAACTGAATCAGACATTGATGTTGCTACACTAGGATTTAGCACACCAATTTATATTAGTCCACCTGCTAAAGTTAAAAAGCTAGGTGTTATAACAAATGTTATAATGAGTATATTTGATGAAAGCAAAGGTACTGTTGACCTAAGTAGCAGTATGCCTGAACTACAAGCATATGACGATAGTTATGATAACACCATGAAAGGTTCTGATACTAGCACAGTAAGTAAACCTGGTACAGGTAAATCAAGCAAGTCTACTGCACACTTGGCAGTTTCAACTGCGGCTGGTTATGATGCAATAGTAATTAACAATGTTGTACAGCTTGGTAAGAACGGTGTGTCAGGTGACATACAATGGAGTACAGTATTAGATGCAGAGCCAGGTATTTACAGAGCTTCATTAAGTAAAATTTATTTAGACAGAGAAGGATTTACTGCACCAGTAGTAGGAACTTTTGCTGTTAACAGCTTAGACGAAACACAAATTATAGTTAATTGGGACGAAGATACTATACCTACAAACACAGTTATAGTTGGTCCTGTTTCTACAAAAGGTACTATTGATGCAATCATAGATCCTTTAAAAACTAATCCAACAAATATCAAAGGTGACGGTGTTAGAGTATTGTTACTAGGAGATGTAGGTTCTAAAGAAAATGCAGACGGACCAGATGCTTGGAAAGGTGCAGGTGGCGATCTAATAGCTAACGAAAATGATATAATTGAGTGGAATGGTAATGACTGGGAAATAGTATTTGATGCTAGTGCAAACAGTGGTCAAGATTCAACAGTACCAGAAGTAACATATACAACCAATTTAAATACAGGTATCCAATACAAATGGAACGGAGCAGAATGGTTGCTTACGTTTGAAGGCGAGTATCGAAAAGGAACCTGGCGCCTAGTACTCTAAATAAGTAGTTATATGAGTAAGATTATTTGTAGTGGTGCCCTCTTCTATACCTTAGATACCCAAAGGTTTTTGTTTCTGCATAGATCACAAAGCAGACAAGCCAATGTTTGGGGACTAGTAGGTGGAACTAATGAATCAGAAGAGATTCCATATCAGGCATTGTTGAGAGAAATAAAAGAAGAAGTTGGAAAAACTCCTGAAATTATTAAATCAATTCCACTAGAAACTTTTGTAAGTAACGATGAAAAATTTAATTTCCATACGTATCTTTGTGTTATAAAAGAAGAATTTATTCCAACACTAAATGGTGAACATAATGGATATGCTTGGGTAAGTTTTGGTAATTGGCCAAAGCCATTACACCAAGGATTGCGTAACACATTACAAAGCAAATCAAACTTAACAAAATTACAAACTGTATTCCAATTAGTATCATTAATGGAGAAGTAAATGATAAAAGTCTACGGCGACATAATGTTAGATCGATGGATAGTCGGTGAAGCAAATAGAATGTCACCAGAAGCACCTGTACCTGTGTTATTAGAAGATCATCAAGAATGGTCAATAGGTGGTGCAGGAAATTTAGCACTCAATATAAAAAGTTTAGGATCAACCGTAACATTAATAAGTGTTACAGGACATGACAAAGAAGGTTATAAGTTACAAGAACTTTTATTAAAACAAAACTTAGAATGTCAAATGGCCGGTGACCAAGATGTTACAACAACAAAAACAAGACTAGTTGCAAAAGGTGGACAGCATATTGTACGTTGGGATAGAGAAGTCCAGTACACTGGTGATCAAGCAAACGATAGACTAGAAACATACATTAAGAAAAATGATATTATCTGCGTAAGTGATTATGCAAAGGGTACTGTAAGACGAGATACAGTAGCAAACTTATTAAGCAAAGAAGCAAAGATTTTAGTTGATCCAAAACAAGATGCAAACTTTTATCATGGAGCATATCTTGTTAAACCAAACATGGCAGAATACGAAGCATGGTTTGGTAAATGGAATCAAGCAGATGCTCTTAGACAAATGCAAAGACATAGCTGGACTTGGTTAGTTGTTACTGATGGTGCTAATGGTATGCACGTACTAAACATACTAGACGAGTACAAACATTTTAGTGAACCTGTAAAAGAAGTTGCAGATGTAACTGGTGCAGGAGATACTGTAATGGCAGTTATTGCCTATGGTATTGATAAGGGTATGGACATATTTGATGCCTGTAAATTGGCTTGTTATGCCGCGGCTAGGATCGTTGAAAAACGGGGTGTTGCTATAATACAACAAGACGATTTGGAACGCAATATCGTATGGGCTAATGGGGTGTTTGATATACTGCATACTGGCCATTTAAAGCTACTTAGACACGCACACACGCTAGGAAAACGCCTTGTGGTGGGCATTAATAGTGATTCTTCTGTTAAGCGTTTAAAAGGCGATTTAAGACCCATTAACGGTCAAGAGAAACGCAAAGAAGCATTGTTAGAATTAGGGTTTGTAGATGATGTAGTTATATTTGAAGAAGATACACCATACAATGTTATAAAGGAAATACAACCTGACGTAATAGTAAAAGGTGGTGATTATACAACTGATACAGTGGTAGGAAATGACATTGCCAAAGTAGAAATTTTTCCTATTATTGAAGGCTATAGCACAACAGAATCAATAGAAAAAATTAGACAGCAACAAGATCCAAGACATAATCAAGTAGCATTCAAGGGACACAGATGAAAGTATTAGTAACAGGACACCAAGGATTTATTGGAAAGAACCTATGTTCATATTTACAACACATGGGTCATGAAGTAGAAGGCTTTGAATGGGAACCAAACAAGGTACCTGATCCTGCACCTTATGATAGAGTTGTACATCTTGGAGCAATAAGTTCAACTACAGAAAGAGATGTAGAAAAAGTTTTAACACAGAACCTAGAATTTAGTCAAAGACTTTTACAGTTATGTAATGACAATGGCACAACTTTTATGTATGCCTCAAGTGCTAGTGTATATGGAGATACACAAAGCCATTACCAAGTCGAAAAAATAAAAGAGACTGACAACATATATCCAATGAATGCTTATGCTTGGAGCAAGTATCTATTTGATAAACTTGTAATGGAAATACCCGAGTACATGATTAACGTGCAAGGATTTAGAATCTTTAATGCGTATGGAGAAGGCGAACAACACAAGGGTGAACAACAAAGTGTCTTTGGTAAGTTTGACTTACAAGCTAAAAATTTAAAAAAGATTTCACTGTTTGAAGGCAGTGATAGAATACATAGAGATTTTATTTGGGTTGGAGATATTTGTCAAATCATTGAAAAGTTTTTCCATGTAGATGAAACAGGAATTTGGAATCTAGGAACAGGAACAGCACCTAGTTTTAGTGACATAGCTAAAGGGTATGCAAAGAAACACAAAGCAGAAATTGAATATGTTCCTATGCCTGCAAACTTAATTGGACAGTATCAGTTCTATACGTGTGCAGACAATTCAAAACTAATTAATAGTATAGGTGACTATAAGTTTAAGACTATACAGGAGTATATAGATGCCAGCAAGACATAGTGGTAAGGTAGATAAAGGTTGGGGATACGAATTAATTTGGGCAACCAATGACTTATACTGTGGAAAAATTATGGTTTTTGAAAAGCCAGGATCCAAAATGTCTATGCACTTTCATAAAGAGAAAGATGAAAGTTGGTTTGTAAACCAAGGTAGTTTTAAGTTAAGATATATCGATACTGCTAAGGCACAACCCATGGAAGTTGTTATCAAGGCAGGTGATACTTGGAGGAATCCTCCGTTAATGCCACATCAATTAGAAGCCATTGAAGCAGGCAGTTCAATTACAGAAGTAAGTACACCTGACTCAATCGAAGACAACTATAGAATACTACCTGGTGACAGCCAAGACGTGAAAGAACCAGATGTTAGTATACAAGAAACAGCTCAGCCACAACAAGGATAGTTTTGTCCATACCTCAAAGTTCTTAGCAAATCAAATTGCTAACGAGATTGCTATACCTAATGGATTAGCAAACGCACCACACCCTAGCTTATGTACTGCTTGTAGCCCACATTATAATTTATTCTCAAGCACAATGCCTGACATATTTAATTTGTATAAAGATATACAAATGTTCTTTAAAGAAGAAGTACTTCATGATTCAAGAAAAGGGTATTGGATAGTAGGTTGGTTAAACTATTGGCCTAACAAAGGTGAAGTATTAAATTGGCATGGTCATGATTATGGTGGCGGTGTTGATTGCTTTCATGGCATATTAGGTATCAACTGTGAACCAAGTTATGCTGAATACAGAGAAGTAGGAACGGAAGACGTGGCCGAGAAGGTAGAAAACAAAGACGGACAATTATTAATTACACATTCAACAAACATTGAACATAGAATAAGTGAGTGGCATGAAGAAGAACCACGTATTACCGTCGCATTTAATATTCAACCTATTGATACTATGCTACAACATATCCAGACACCTAAAGTTAATCCGGCACCTAAGGTCGGTTTACAATTACATCAAGACAATATAAGAACAAACCAACCTGGGAACTTTATGCCAGGCGGTAACCCATTAAACTATTACGTGCCACTATAATGAAATACGAAAATATATTTCCAACCGGTATACTTGTACATGATGTTGCTCCTTCTATAGCTGACCATGTAGAAAAACTTGTAGAAGAACGTGTAGATAAATTACAAAGACCAGATGAGAACGCACCTCATGCCACTGACTATTTTGAAAAAGATAAAGTTATAGATCTAAAATACGACACACCTGAATTAAAATCAGAAATAGATATGTGTGTTAGAGATTATCAAAATAAAAATGCAATGAATAGAATACAAGAAGGCTATTCATATAATTGGTGGACACAAGATTATAAAGAAGGTGACATTCATAATGAACATCATCACAACGTAGGACAGATTAGTGGTGTGTATTATGTACGTGCAAATGAAAGTGCAGGCGGAATAATGTTTAGAAATCCAAATCCTTTTGTTGAATACGGACACACAATGAGAGAAAATTCACCTTACTCTTGGCAAGAATATGTATACCAACCTATTAAAGGAAGAATACTAATGTTTCCTAGTTACTTGAAACATACTGTTTTACCTAGTAGAAAAGATTGTATTAGAACTGTTATTGCCTTCAACGTAAAATAATTACGCCTGAGCTTCACCCCAACGTATAATAATATTCGCATTGGTATCTGCACCAGCCGCCTTATAAACGTTAATTGCTAAAACGTCTGGACCATTTGGAAAAGTACCTCTACCACCTAGTGTAGTATTAGTCAACTCTTTCAATGTACCTAAGTCTAGTGCTGAACTTGAACCTGGCGTAGCAATAAATGAAAATACTGTTTCACCTGGCTGTGCATATGGAGGTTGTCCAAATAAGAATCCTATACTTGTACCTGCTGTAATGTTACCCAATGAACTCTGTGTAAATGTAATTCTATAATAATCAACACCACCAAATGCTCCTGCCTGTACACCAGAAACGTATGTTCCACCTGGGAAGTTACTGTCACTTACCTCAGTACCTGCAATAGCACCTGTTGATTCCCAACTTGCTTTTGTAAAGTAAAGGAAGTTAGTACCGCTTAATGCACCTGTTGGGTTAATAGACATAGTAATAGTTTCATTGTTACTAACCTGACCGCCACTGTTTCTATTATTAAATCTTAAGTATGGAGGATTGTACCAATCTAAAATTTCTGTTAGTGTTGTACCACTTGGGAAGTCGGATGGTGATCCGTTACCAGTTGCTGTAACTGTTAAACCTGTAGTTAGTCCATTTGCAATCGCTGTAGTATACGAAGCATTTGTAATTCTGTGATAAATCCAGTTATTTGTATTACCAGTCTTTATAACATCTAATGTCATCTCTGCAACAGTGGTTGCATTTTTAATAATCTGAGTTGCACCTGTTGACCATACAACAGATCCACCCGGGGCAATCTGTGCAAAACTTGGCTGTCCACCAGCCGCTGAACCCGTTAATGGTGCCCAACCAACGTCACCTGGATCAGTTGGATAGTTTTGCGGATTTAAAATTCCTTCAACAACAATACCACCTGTAATTGGTGTACCACCTGATGATCCATCTGATGTAATTTCAATACCTTCAAGTAGCAACTGGGCTCTGTTTAATAGTTCTCTTTCACCTAAGTCACCAACGATTGCGTTTGATACACTAGGTGCTAATCTTAACATGAACACAGTATTTCTTGTTGATGAAATAACGTTACCTGTGGAAGTATATGAAAAGATATAACCTCTATCACTATCAAATCCACCATCTGTTTGGAAAGCTGATCCCCAGTGTGATATGATTGGTGTAATAGTATTACTAATCAATATAACCCCAGTACGTGTTGTGTGCGTTGCGGCAACACCTGCCGTATATGTTCTTGTTGCACCCGCGGCATAGTTTGTTAATGGAGCACTTCTAGTACAACCTGTTAACGTATCTCCGTTAACACCTGTGTACTGAATCATCTCATTATCAATTATAACTGTACCTGTGCTTGGGAAGAATGAAGCATCTTCCAATGGTATAGTAGATTGTGTATCGTCCATATTAGCCGCTAACTTATCATTAGGACCTTCATTGGATACTTCATATCTAACCGGCATATTACCTGTACGCATATATGCTTCTGTGTTAATGTTTGAGTTTCTCATTCTGTGATAGAAAATAAAGTTACCATCATCACCACGTAGCATCCAGTCAATAAATCCAGCACCGTACCAACTGTACTGAATCCCAATCATCTGCATCTTAGAGATGTCCATGATATAACCTGACGAACCTGTACCGTCTAATTTATCTTTGTTAAAGTCTGCTTGTTTTGTTTTCTTATCAAATACTAAACATAACTTGGCACCACTTGCTGGTGTTACACCTCTAAAGTCTGGAGTTACGTTCATTGCTGTTTGACTTGCTACCTGTGATACAACGTGTGTCATACCTTTAATAACAATTCTGTCACCTGCTTTTACTTGATCTCTAAATCTTGTTCCTATACCTGTGATTGCGTTTGAATCTACACCAATACTGATTGTACCTGATAGCTGTAATGTTGAAGTTCTTTGTACAGCATTAAAGTTAGTACCATCGTATTCCTGGAAAATACCATTCTGGTCATCAAATGCACCTGAACGTACAGTTGCACCATGCCAGTATAATAATGAAACTTGAGCCTTTGGACTTAACACAGGAGTTACACTACCTAAGTCTGTAGTTGCAATAACTCTAAATGTACGTTCACTTGTTATACTTGCGATTGTGTATGGTCCGTTATATCCTGGTGTTTCAATACCAATCAATTTAATTTGTCCACCAACCTGTAGTCCGTGGTCAACATCATCTGTAGTTACATTAATAAATGAACCTATTGCAGTTGCATCTGCTGTAACTTCTAATAAATCATAACTTGGTGCAAACAAGGCACCCGTTGTATACATGATACCTTTACCTGACTGGTATCTAATATATTTTTTACTCTGTCTAATTGCCTGTGCACCGTGTTGTGGTCCACCTGTTCCTAACATAACACCACCATCATATGGTCTGTGTACAAAGAATGAATCTGGTCTTGGATATAAAATAGCAGTAATGTCACCAACAGCACCAATGGCTCCCGCCGCTCTACACTGATATCTCAATGTTGTTAGAGTTGGAACTTGCTGTGCAAAGAATGGTCCTTCTAGTAACGTGTGATTGTTTGCACCATCGTCGGAACTTACTGTTACCAGGAATGAATCTCCTGGAACTAATCCGTGTGCAGTTGTAAATGTAACTTCAACAGTTGCCAATGCCGCAAAACTTATTGTAGTGTTTGCTGGAATTCCCGCTGTCATAACCTCTGACATAGTTACTGTACTGTATGTTTTAACAACTGTACCATTAATGGCCGTACCTGCACTTGTTACTGAAACTATACCACCGTCTGTTGCAACTTCTGTAATAGTAACAACTGCATCGTTAGTTGGAGTTTGTCCACCTAAGTCTGTACCTGATAATTTAATCTTGTTTCCTACTTGATAGTTAATACCATCATTGGAAACTGTTGCTGTTGAATATGCACCTGCATTTCTTGTAACGTTGAACGTTGCATTTGATCCGTTGTTTTGTAAGTTTTGTCCACCTATCTGTGTGTAACTTCCTGTACCTGAAGGTCCTGTACCTGAACCACTAATACCTGTAATGTCACCACCTGTTCCTACACTTGTGATATTGATTGTGATATCGTTAGTTGGACTTACACCACCTACTTGGTTACCTTGGATCTTAATGTTTTGATCTGCATAGTAACCTGTACCTGGAGTGTTTACAGCATAACTATAAACTCCGCCTGTAATTGTAATATCAAATGATGCAGTACTACCTTGTAAGTTTGTTGCTTCTCCATCAAACTGACTTAAATCTGTAATTGTTTTTGTGTCTAAGGCTGTACCTGCTACTGTTATTGTTAATATTTCACCAGTACTACCGTCAACTGTTGCAACTAGGATTGTACAATCGTTAGTACTGCTTACACCACCTAATTGTGCACCATCAATAACAAATTCTTCACCAACCTGGTAACCTGTACCACCAACTGGAGCAGTTGCACTATAGGCCGTATCTAATCTTGTTACGTTAAATTCTGCACTTGCACCACCAACTGTGTTTGTAGTGTAAGTTGGATTGTTATAACTTTCAGTGGCATCTGGTGCTGTACCAGTTACACTAATTGTATTAATTCTTCCTGTTCCGCTTACAGCGTCAACTTTTACAATAGCATCGTTAACTGGACTTGAACCACCTATATTTGTTCCTTCAATTCTTAATCTATCACCAGCCGCGTATCCTGTTGTTGCATCTGGAGCCGTACCAGAACTGTTAAATCCTGTAATACCACCTGCGCCATTAACGCCTGTGATTGTTAATAATAAATCGTTTGTAGAAGTTAGACCACCAAATGTTGTACCATCAAATAATATTTGATTTCCTACAGCATAGTTTGTTCCTACTTCATTACCTTGCGTAACTGTATAACTGTTATTGTAGTTTACAGTAACGTTGAATGATGCCGCCGCTCCAATTATATTTGTAGCTGAAGTTATATTTGTAAATGCTCTGCTGTTACTTGCTGTACCTGTAATGCTAATTGCAGTAATAACACCACTACCGTCAACACTATCTATTTGTATTACAGCATCGTTTGTTGAACTAGTACCACCAATGTTTGCACCATCAATTGTTAAAGTTTCACTTGCACTATATCCTGATCCAGGACTTACAACGTTAGCAGTATAAGTTGTTCCATTGTAACCAACACCAAACGAAGCACCACTACCAATACCACTGTATGTGTAAGCTGGCTCAGTAAAGTTATTCTGTGCATCTGGTCCTAAACCACTTGATGTAAATGATGTAATACCACCACTACCGTCAACGCCTGTTACGGAAATTGTTAAATCGTTTGATATATCACCACCAAATTGTGTACCATTAATTTTTAATGCGTCACCTACGGCAAATCCAGTTTCAGTCGCCGCCGCGTTTTCTGTCACGGTGTAGTTGTTATTTGTTAATGTGACATCCCAAGCTGAGCCGTTACCTATTCCACCCTGTGTTACACCTGATGCATTATTGGCATACGTTGGTTGTGCTAAACTTACTGTGAAAGCATTGTTTGTATATGCTAAATCAAATATTGCACCTAAACCATTACCGTTCATGTTTTGACCAACTTGGTTGGTATAACTTCCGTTACCATCAAAAGCTGAACCTACTGCTGTAAATGATGTAACTGATCCGCTTGAATCAACTGAGTCTACTGTAATTCTACAATCGTTAGTAGGTGTTTGACCACCTAATTGGTTACCAAGTACAACAATAACATCGTCTACTTCGTATTGATCACCACCTGTACCATTTAGTACAACTGTATAGTTTCCACCTGCTCTGTCAATATCAAATGTTGCACTAAAACCTGTGCTGTTATAATTTGTTCCTGCAACTGCATTGTACTGAACGTTGTTACCAACGATAGCTGAAGTTGTGTTTCCATCTAGGTTAACTGTATTTCCAACAACAGAACTAACATGGATAGCAGTTCCATCTCCTCTGTCAATGGCCTGTCCTGCTAAAATTCCTGAAACGTCGCTAACTTCAATTGAGTTAACTCCGCCGGCATAGTCACCTGCTGTTGATAGTGTAGCAATTTCTCCACCTGTACCTGTAACAACAGTAACCTGTGCACCACTGTCAATACCTGTTCCGTCTGTAATACTTGCAATTAGGAACGTTAAATCTGCTCCACCGCCGCCACCTAAGAAAGAATCCCCAACAGTGATAGTATCGCCAACTGCGTTATTTCTACCACCTTTAAAGTTACTTGCTATCGCGGCACCTGTTCCGTCAACAGTAATATCAAATGTACCAACAATTAATTCTGTAGCAATACTGCTTGAGTTACCTGTTATTGCTGTGTAAGTTCCTGCTGTTCTACTTGCGTCAGCGGCCGAATATGTGTTTACTGTTGTAATCTGACCGTTAACGTTTTGCATCGGAGCACCAATCTCTGGTGTGTTACCTATCCATGTAACTTTATCTCCACCAACTGTTGCACCTAATGGGTTAGTAAATACACCTGCTGTACCTTGTGATAGAATTGAAAATGTTGGAGTACCAATCGCCGCCCCTGTATAAAATCCACCCTGTCTTAACTGTGTATAATAAGTTGAAAGTATCTGATTATTTGCTGTACCAACTTTTGATTTAGCAAAATATGTAAATGTACTTGCAGTAGGAACAGTTGATACAACAAACGATCCTTCTGCTCTACTTGCCCCTTGAATACTATTTTCTAAGGCTTTAATTGTAATAGGTGTACCAGCTTCAATACCGTGAGCACCAACTGTAGTTACAGTAATTAAACTTTGACCAACTCCACCTGTACCTTCTGAAGCATCTGTTTTAACACTTGAAACAACTTTATCAGTACCTGGTAATTCGTAAATACTTGGATAACCTCTTTGCATACCAATGGCCTGCCACTTCGTAGGCTGTAGCCCGTATTCAAAGTCAGCATCAAGCATGGATATGGAGTTTGAAACTCTCATACGTTCAATAGCATCAACACCAAAGTCGAATGGTTTGGTTCTCATCTCACCTTGATCAATAAAGATCTGTAAGTCATCTGTTTCGTAATATAACGGAATAGTTTCTTTAATAGGTAAGTTGTCTGTACCGTTTTGAATAACGTCTGTAATAATAAAGAATAAGTTAGTTACTCTTGTGTTTACACCTGGTTCAGGTAAACTTAAAATTATGTTTTGTGAAACTGCACCTGCACCTGTTTGCTGTGAAGTATATGCAATATTTTTTAATACATAATTATTAATTAAATCTCTACAAAATTGTTTTGCAAGTATCTCAGGTTGTCTATCTCCGTCAATCTGTGGAGTAGTTTGAATCCAATATTTACTTGCGTTGTAATGTGTGTTTGCATTACCACCGTATTTGATATCTTCTGTAATACCAATTACGTTTAATCCCATATCTCTTTCACACTTGGTAGTGTTGTATGTATAGTTTTCCCAAGTTGATCCTGTTGTTGCATTTGCAACTTGATCTGCGATCCAAGCCACAGTTTCTTTCTTTAAAAATTCTAAGTTTGCTTCTAGTACTGCAACTGCTTTAGCAGAGTAACTAGGATTGTCTGTGCTTTTAGTTAGGTAAACTGTTGTAACTGTTCCTGTTCTTTCTAAGAACTTTGGAAAGTCTTCTTCAACACCTTTTGTTAACAAACTAGTGTCATCTGTTTGGAACGTAACACTTGCACCTAAGTCTGGATCACTAAAGTTAAACAATACTTCGTTGTTAGTTGTATCTGTAATTAACAACAAGTCGTTTGTTGGAACACGAGTCTGCATCTTAACACTAGAAATCTGTGTTCTTTGTAATGCTGGAACATTGTCAAGTCCGTTTTGAATAACGTCTGTGATAACAAACATTAGTTCAGTTATTCTTGCATCAGCACCTGTTTCATAGTTAGTTGCGTTATTTTTATATTGTGTTGTAACAACTGGACTTTGTGCAGATGTAAAAGTTGCTTGAGTTAAGATATAATTATTAATTAAATCTCTTGCAAAGTTTTTAGCCGCTATCTCTGGTTGTCTATCACCATCAATCTGTGGAGTACTGTTAATCCAATACTTACTTGCTAAAAATCTTGCTTGTTGATTTCCCCCGTATCTTAAATCGTAGATGACACCGCCATTCCCGTCAGTACCTTGTAGATTATATCTGGTATCTCTCTCACACTTTGGTGAGTTGTACGTATAATTGTACCAAAAGCTAGTTGGGTCACTAGCATTGGCCGTTACCTGTGCGGCAATCCATGCTACAACTTCATCGCAAATAAATTCTACATTATTTTTGATCAGTTCGTAGGCTCCAGGATAACGATTGTCTGTTATCGGAATTCCTGGTTGGAATATATACGATTCTACTTTTTGTTTAGCCATCTAATTTAACTTCCTAATGCTATTGCCAATGCAGTTGCTCTATTATCAACATATTTCTTGTTGGCGGCCCCAGTTGGACTAACTGGTTTTGCTTGAACGTTTGCAACGGTAAAGGTAGCAGTACTTGGTTTAGTATTTCCTATCTTTGTATTATTTATCGTTCCTGCACTCGCCGTTAAAATTGTGGCTGATACAGTTCCGGGTGTTGTAGCACCTAAATTAACATTATCTATGCTACCTCCTGCACTAGGATTTATTAATACTGTACCTGCTGATCCTGTAGGAACAATTCTAATGTCTGCGTTTTCACCATTAATTGTAACGTTATCTGTGGTTGTTAAACGTAGTGCGTTAACATCCATGTTACTTAATGTTCCACCATTTGATGGATTAATTACAACTGTACCTGAACTTCCTGTAGGTGCTAGTGTAATTACAGCATTTTCACCTTGTGCTGTGACGTTACCCGTTGTAAGTATGCTTGAAAAACTACCAACACCAGTAATAGTCGGGTCAATAATTGTTAATATACCTATTGGAGTTTGATCACCGTCTCCGTAATATAATTCATTTGGAGCATTTGTAGGAACTGTAAACGTTACCTTTCCTGAAAACTGTCCTTGTGCTTCTGATAATTCTAATTTTGTTTGTCCATCAAGAGCTGTGTGTGATACGCCAGTGTTATATAATGTGTATCCTGTGCCGTCATTTGAAAAAATGTTTAAACTCATGTTACCAAGAGTTTGTCCTGCTTGGTTAACTGATCTTAGTATCAAGTTGAATACGTATGCACTACCTCTTGTTAGTGTAACACCTGGATTTACTTTTAGTGTTGTACCATCTTCTTGAAATTCTGCATCAAATGTAAAGTTACCACCTGCATCTCTAACAACATAGTCACCTGATACATCAGTTACTTCGTCGGTAACCGTATATGTTACACTTCTAAGAGTAACGTTACCTGCTTCATCTACTGTGAATCCTGGAGATTTAAATCCATGTTGTGCCTCAAATGCTGATTTTACGACTGCCATATTATGCTCCTATTGTATTTACCTTCATTTAGCTTACCACAATTAAGCCGTGCATAGCACTATGGTATTGACAGTTATAGTGATATGTACCAGTCGCACTAGGTGTCCAAGTTATGTTACCTGTAACCGCACCTTGGTTGACCGCAGTTGGGTTTGTAACTTGATAACTTGTACCTGTCGAGTTTGTTGTTTTTAGATACAACGGATGTCCCGCCGCATTCATTGTTAATGTTAAGTTGTCGTTAACATTTAAATTAATCTGTTGATTATTTCCAGTTACACTTCCGTTTCTATCAGTACCTGATAATGTGTATGCACCTGCACCTGCATTGGATACGTTAACAGTATAGTTGTTACCTGGTGTTATGCTTGTATCAGCAATGGTTACGCCTACAGTAGCTTCACCGTTGTCTAATGCAAGTTGGAAAACTTCTGAACCTTCAGTTGTTAAATCTGCTGTAACGTTAAACACTCTTGAATCAGTTGTGCCAACAATAAAGTCTCCTGTTAGAGCAGTATTGCCGATGTCTCCAGTTTGTACACCTGTGATAGTGTAAGGCAAACTCGTACCTGGTGCAATATTTTCAGTTGTAAGTGTGATAGTAAATGTTCCACCTTCGTTTACAGTTGCCGCCGAACGTCCTAAGCTGTAGCTTTCTACTGCCGCCGCTTGTGAAGTATCTGCAACCTGTATCTGTGCAGTTGCTTGTCCGTTGTCCAATGAAATCATAAAACTTTCAATGCCTTCAGTTGTTGTATCTTCTGCAAGTGTAAAGTCAAGGAATTCTGTTGTTCCTACAACAAATGATCCTGTTACGTTACCTGCTGATAAGTCAGCCGCATCAACTCCAGTTACCGTATAAGATAATTCAGTTCCTGCCGCAACGTTACCTGTTGTTAGTGTGACTCTAAATGTGTCACCCTCTGAAACGTTTCCTACACTTGTTGTCAAGTTGTAAGTAATTGCAGGAGTCTGTGATGTGTCTGCTATGGTTACGTTGGCCGCAGTGGTTGGAGTTATACCATCCAATGTCATTGTAAATGTTTCTGGACCTTCAGTTTGTAAGTCTAATGCTATTGGATACGTAAATGTATCAGTGGTTCCAGTTATAAAGTTTCCTGTAAGGTCTGCTCCACCAATGTCTGCACTCTGTACTCCAGTAATTGTAAATGGAACAGTTGTACCTGCATTGACGTTTGTTGTAATAAGTGTAATGCTAAATGATTGTCCTTCATTAACCAATGAAGTAGATCTTGATAATGTGTAAGTTGGATCGTATGCACTTGAACTTGATCCTGCAATAACAGGTCCTGGTTCGTTTAGTGTTGCATAATAGTTTGCACTATGTATGACTTTTGCTCCGGTAATATTAGTTGAATCTTCCTGTACCTTTGGATATGCCATAAGTTTAAAGTAAGCGTCTGTTACTTCAACTTCTAGCTGTAATAAATCATTACCTAGGTTACTTCTACCGTATATTACTATGTTTGCTGTGCTTGTACTTGCTGTACATAGGCATTTAATGATTTCTTTACGTGCTGAGTTCACATCACAAGCAATAGTGTATTCTACGCCGAAATAAGAACCAACATACCAACGGTCTAATTCAGTACCATTTTCTACAAGTGTAGCAGAAGGACCGGCATAACTTAGGTTACTACCGCCTCTAAATTCTATTGTGTTGTTTTGTCCTTTACGGAAAAACTTACTGATATCAAACGCCATTAAACATCCTCTTTGTAGTATTTATTCAATTAGTAGCGGCTTACGTCCTAAAGCATATTACCGCTTTTTACCGCTTCGCGGCATTAAATTTGCGTTTTACCGCTCCGCGGATTCTCTCGCGATTCCCAAATACCACATATCTAATGGATACTGTTTAGAAGGGAAATGATGTGTAATTTTTAAGTTATTCTTTTCAATCATGTCTTTAAATGTATCAGGATTTGATCCCCATACATTTTCAGCAAGAACAATAACACCGTCTGTTGATAGGTATTTTTCTACGTTATCAAAGAAGTTTTTGTGTATAGACCAGTCTAAATCTTTGTATTTCCTTGGATCATCATAGTGTGCAACATACGGGTCACCGTTGAAATGTGGAGGATTAGCTACAATTAGGTCAAAAGTTTGTTCAGGAATGTTTGTAAAATTGTCACTTAAAAAAAACTGTGCCTTTTCATCTAGATTATTTTGTAATATTGTTTGTAGTACTGCTGGTTTGTTCGGTTCCCATACATCTGATAATGTAATCTTTTCTGTTTTACCTGTACCTAGTAAACCAAATCCCCAAAAGCCTGGACCACTACACCATTCTAATGTATTATAAAATTTTTTATCTTGTGTAATGAAACTTGTTGCATCAAGGAAGTCATCGATCATGGTGTTACCACAACCGTCAATTTCGTCTGTCCAGTATATTTTTGTGTCGAAGTATTGTGTAAAGTTATCCGTCATTTTTCAGCGTTATAAGTTTGTTATATTCAGGTAGGTACAAGTACTCAATGTCGCTGTGTTTCAATGTGCGTACAGCATCATCTAACGTTTCAACTAATGGCTCTCCACCTAAATTAAAACTTGTATTGAAAATAATTGACAGTCCTGTCTTTTCTTTCCACGCCTTAATTAACTTATAGTAATGAGGATTTTGTTTTTCACTTACAGTTTGTATTCTGCAAGTTCCGTCAACGTGTATGATGCTTGGAATTCTTTCTGCAATACCTGGTTGACAGTTTACAGCATACATCATTGTTGGTGAACTTTCCATTCCACGTAAATCAAACCATTCATGCACATCTTCTTCTAGTATGCTACCTGCAAATGGTCTAAAATATTCTCTACGTTTAATAAGATTAACATGATCCTTACCATCGGGGTCACTTGGATCATACATAATAGTTCTGTTACCTAATGCACGAGGACCATTTTCACTACGTCCTTGGAAGATAGTACAAATCTTTCTATCAGCTAAGATGTCAACAACTTTATTATCATCTGCTTCTTCAACTGTTGCACCATACTTTTCTACAGCATTATTAATTTCTTCATCTGAGTAACTATAAGCAGGACCTTCGTATAATGTATCTTGCTGTTCTTGTACTGTGTTATCCTTTGTAAGTTTTCTGTGCATTAACATTGCCGCACCCATGGCCGTTCCTGCATCGTTACTTACTGGTTCAACATAGATTTGAATGTTATCGTCTTTTAGTTGATCTAAATATTCATAGTTTGCTACACAGTTAAGTCCATAACCTCCACTAATAACAACTTTATTTTTACCTGATATTTCAACTGCACGTCTAATTAGTTTTACAACTTGATCCTGTGATTGTGTTTGTACAGCATAAGCCATGTCTCTTCTATTATCTAATTTGCTTACATCTTCATTATCGTGCGTTGCAAGATATTCAAACAAGTTATAGTTTACGTGAGCACCATTTGGATATGTAGGCACAATCATTTGTCTATCAGACAACGGCCACATACTGTCTTCTCTCCATAATTTTATATCACTAGGCTTACCATATGGAAATAATCCCATTGTTTTACCTGCTTCAATAAAACTAAAGCCACAGTATTCAGTTACTGCTTCGTATGTTTTTACAATACCTGCGTTCTCTGTAAGAAATGCATCATGTGTCCATTCCTTAGGTTCGTCATATAATTCACTTGACATATTTTTTAGATATTGTGATGTAATAGGACCGTTAGTACCTAGATGCTTGTACATAGTTTTAAAATTATCTGGATATGTACAATCGTATATTGTTTCTGTTTCCCATACAGTCATAGGTTCTTGATTTGTTTGTAAATCAATAAATGTTCCTGCACCATCTACAATAACTGCTACTGCTTGATCAAATCCTGATCTATAAAAAGCTGTAGCGGCGTGTAGCTTATGATGTATATGACTCATGTCAATAACTTGTGGGTGATTTTCTTCTGGGTTATAAGGCTTTCTGCTTATTAATCCCATCTTACGTGCAAGTCCTGTGTAAACATCGTCTCCACTAAAGTCTACTCTACCTGCTGTTCTTTGTAAATTTTGTGTGTGTGCAACACATAAGAAATCTAGTTTGTCTGTGTATTCTAAAATTTTCATCATAGAAGCATAAGGACCACCATCATATTTCTGACGTGTTAGTCTTTCTTCTTCTATTGCAAATACGATCTTGCCATCTTTTAATAAGCAAACACCTGCGTTGTGTCCTCTAGCAATACCGGCGATCCAAACTGGTTTCTTATCCATTTAAAATCCTCTATACTTTCTATCCCAATCTACTGTGCGAGTAATGTTTGCGATAGTTTCTTTGTAGTCGTTAGTTTTTGCACTATTAGTAGTATCTATCAAATTTTCTTGTTCTTTAGTTACGTTCTGGTTGTGATTATGTACCCAATCCAAGTGTTGATTAGGACTAGGATGTAGTTCTACCCACTTGTTACCTTGTTCATTTTCAAACCACCACTGTAAATCAGGTCTATTCCAAGCATGAATACCAATTGGACATAACCAATGATCTCCTTTAAGCACATCACTATATTCTTCTAAGCCAAACTCCTCAATACCGTTTGCAAGTTCTGGTGTGTTTCTTAAGTTTTCACCATGTCCGGTTTGATGCGGTATGTCTGTACCTAGTGTATTAAGATTGCTTATACTTGTAAAGTAAAATTCACACCCTGTAGATTCTAACAACCCTTTTGTTAATTCTATTGCGTGTAATGTATGTAAGAAATATGCTTTCTCGTCGTAAAAAGTATCAATCCATTTTTTATCATATAGTTCTTCGTTCTGATAACTGAACATACTTCCTTTTGTTTGCCAAGGTTCTTTGTGTTTAAAGTTTAACCAGTCGTGTCTTAGATGACTAGTCCATTGTACTACAACTTGATCTTTGTGATTGAATTTATTTTTTATGTTACATTCTGCTACACGTTCAGCAATAGCACGATTACCTAAACCAGCATGACCCCAATTCTCGTAATAGTTTGCTTCGAGGCTCATGATGTCTGCCCATGTAGGCCAGTTCCAAGATGTATATGAACAGCCGAATGTATACAGCCTATCCATCTTATTCTTCTTGGTATTTAGGTCCTAGTTTAGGTCCGCCTTTAAGTCCGTTAGTAACTGACTCAACAATAATATCTTCAACTTTATCGTTCATTGCCATAACACCATCATTGGTTCTATCTGAAAACTCATCATGTGTAACTCTAATTGGACTGTAAGTTCTTGCACCTGCACCCATATCTAAAATATCAAAGTTTTCATCACCTGGATAAGAAACGTTAACAGGAAAAGTTGATCCAATTACTACTGTACATTTTTTATCTAGTGCATGGACCATGTGTTGTCCTGAACTATCACAACCTAAGAAGTAATCTGCATTTGCAATAATGCCAGCCCAATGTCTAAGGTCTGCACCCATAGGACTTGCTACTGCTTCTTTTACTTTGTGTTTAGAAAAGTCAATGCCAAACTCTGCCATATGAATTACGCCATATTTTTTAGAAAGTTTTTTAACAATATTAACTGAATTTTCAGCTTCAAAACTTCTACCACTGTAGTCTGAAATCATACCGTTTTCGTGTTGTGTTGTTCTACCAAATGGTTGGAATACTACTACCTTGTCTTTTTTAGTTTTTTCTCTAACTTCATCAACAAGTTTTTTACCAAAGATCATTTCTTCTTTGTTTAACTTAATTTTAGGTTTGTGTAGTTCACGTAAACCTTTTTTATTGATTGCAATATCATATGCTTGAGCAATACTACATAACTGATTATAATACTCCCAAACCCTGTAAGGCTCTGGTGTAATCAATTCACGTTCTTTTAACTTATCTGTAAATAAGCCTTTGTGCCAATGATCATATACTCTAGCATATAAAGTAGGATGACCTTTAAAGAAATCAGTACCTCCTTCACAAACAACAACAAAGTTATCATCTGGGTTTTCTTCTTGAAACTTTTCTAGAGCAGGGATAGATGCTATCACACGACCGGCACCGCCATTAATAAAAATAGCTGAACTTCTTTTATCTGTTGTCATTTATCATCCTTTTAACTGTGCGTAATTCATGCTTATATAACAAGCATTATACAGTTATTTAAAAGGAATTATATTAGGAAGTTTGTTTTCTGGCTGTGATAGTTCCAGCTATTCTAGTCTTGCCTTTAGCGTCTGTAGGCGCCGCAGGTAAGCCGTCAGCTACACCATCGTCGAATGGAGTACCGTCTGTGCTTAATCCTAATCTAGCTAGGTCTGTACCAAAGTAGTGTCCATCCATTTCTGGTGGAATCATATGTCCTGTTGAAGGGTGATATGTGTGTTCCATTAGCCAACCATCTGCTGGATTGTCTCTGTTATTAGCATCTGTACCATCTGGAACGTTATCACCTAATGTAGTTGATGCGTCCATACCGTTTACAACCGCACCATAACGTCCAGTTTGTCCTGGGAACTGATCGCTTTCGCCCCAAATACCTGGTTGTTTAGCTTTTGGTGATTGTGGAATTCTAACTTTCCAAGGATCAATACGTACTTTCTTTTCTAATTTAAATGTAGCACCTGTTCCTGTAGTAGAACTGTCACCTGTTTTAACAATAGTATATGCTACATTGTTAATAACTTTTGCTTCTTTCATGTGTCGAGCATTAAAGGCGTTACGTGTTCTAACACCAGTAATAGCACCGTCTTGTCCAATGCTTGTAACAATAATGTTTACGTCTAATGAACCACTAGCAGTATCAACTGTTGCATCTGGTTTCCATGCTTCTCCATCATTTGGATCTGCTTCAAAATCAAAACCTGGTCTTTGTCCCATTGGTGTTGATAAGTCATCTAATGTTCCTATTTGATCATTTGAATAACCTAATACAGTAGCATCAACTAATAAGTGATCGCCTACTGAGTAACCTGTTCCACCTGCTGTGATAGTAGGTGTCCAACAAGCACCATAAATTTCTGGTAAATCTCTTAATTCTTGTCTAAACTGTTTCCAGTTATTTGCTAAACTCTCTGGCATATCATCTGATAAGTGTGAGTCTGACCATGATAGTTGTGACCAACGTACTTTTTTAATTTCAGCCCAACCTGTGTGTGGCTTAATAAAAGGAAATTTTGTAGGCCATGCTTTTGCAACCGGATCATAAACAATTTCATCTCTATCGTATGTGTGATCTGGTGTAGGAACTTTAGGCTCAATATGCTTAAAGTAATTACCATTAATATCTTTTTGTGGTAATGTTTCTGTTACGTGTTCTCTACCTTCCAAGAATAATGTGTCTTGGTGTACTTCCATAAGCTCACATAGTAATGGATTTTCTTTACAGTCAACTAGAACCATGTACTCATGTGCTGATGGTACAAAACCTTCTTCAACTTCGTATGAGTATCTAACTTCTCCTGAACGTTTGTTGTCTACTTTTCTCATAAACACCCACATTTTTTCTGGGCCTTTATAAGTCCATTGACCTACTTTACCTTCTTTAGAAGTTGTATACAAATATGCATCGGGCATATCATATGAAAACTGAACTTCAATTTCGTTTCTTCTATTTACTGCGTCTAATCCGTGTCCCATAATTATATCCTAGTAGTATACCACATAAACAGCACCTTCGGCACCTGGTGATCCACAACAACATCCACCACCGTATGGTGATCCGTGTACTCCACCTCCACCTGGCCATGATCCAAATTGGTCACCTCCACGTGTACAACAACCGTTTGGTCCTATTCTTGGTCCTGATTGTGCCATTGGCGCAACCGGTGTAAATTGTAGTCCTCTGTCTCCACAATGCTGTGATCTTTGTGAAGAACCTGTGTAACTTGCAATACCAAAGTCAACGTTATTAGGTTGAATTTGACAGTTGTAACAGTTCATACAGCAACCATAACAACTAAAGTAACCATGACAGTGAGTACAGTTACTACAGTATCCACCACAAGCTACTGCACAGAAACATGAAGCACCTGTTGGTGTTCCCATAACAAAGCTGTTATGTCCTGCATAGTTATTACCTGCATATAAACAACATCCTGATCTACCTGCACAAATTGTGAATTGATCACCTGCTGTTACGTTTGTTGATTTAATAGCATATCCACCTGAGTCAGCTGGCATACCTTGCATACAGCAACATCCGCCTACGCCTGATGCTCCACCGCCCCACATTTCAAATACTGCAAAACTACTTCCTGAAGGAATTGTAAATAAGCAACATTTTCCACCGTTGTTATTACAACAAAATCTTGAACTTGGTGGTACGCCTCTAGCTTGTCTTGGCCATGCTTCGTTATGGTCATAATTCCAAGCATAACTTACTGTAAATGCTTGAGGAGCCTTAACGCCTGTATCATAGCCTGGTACAAAAGATCTTAAACTTGCCATTTATATACTCCCCTTATCCTATGTCGGATTGATAGTAAACTACTACTAATCCGCCTGCTCCCGGTCCACCACAGTAACAAGTACCGTTATGAGTGTGTAGTGTACCACCGCCTCCTCCTGGGAAGTCAGCTGGTCCGTCACTATCACGACCGTGTGTTTTATAACAATTATCTCTTGACATTCTAGCACTTTGTCCGCCGTATGGTGCTGATGTCATATTCTCCCATGATGAACTAGAACACATAGATGTTCCTGCTCCACCACCGTTGAATCCACAAATACTAAAATCTGCTCCTTTTACACAACCACATACGTAGTTAGGACATCCACAATGTCCGCCCCATGCAGTTCCAAATCCGCAAGTAGCACAACCATATCCACCTCCTGATGAGCATAAACAGAAGTAACTTCCGTCACAGCAACCAGTACCTGAACAAGCATAACTACCACAACCTGTACAACCCATTACTGGACGACAGCAACCCGCCGATCCTGCACATAAGGTAAATCCTGCACCTGGTGTAATTTCTGCAATTTTTCTTCCGTAGGATCCTGAACCTCCAGGGAATCCAGCCATACAACAACAGCCTCCGCCGCCGTCTCCGCCTGCTCCCCATGTCTCAAAAGCCGCCCACTTCACATCTGATGATGCTGTCCATAAACAACAGCAACCTGGGTTACTATTACGTGTTGTATCCATACTAGTATGATAGACATACACAGTACGTAACGACAATGCCGTTTCGTTGCCCCCTAGTTGAAGTAAAGATCTTAATGCAGACATTAGTTTACTCTCCTATTATCCTATTCCTACGCCATCGTCAGCGGGTGGTTCAGCAAATCCGCCCACAACTGGTTCTTCTGGAAACTTAACCATGTGTGCTGGATACTCATCTGATTCACCTTTTTTCCATGTAACCGGAATATCTCTTAATTTTTGTCTAAAGTCGATCCACGGTTGCTTAATAGCATCCGGTGAATCACTAGCAACTTTTGAATCAGTTGCATCTAGACGATCGTTTCTTAACGTAATCAATGTTGCCCAAGTTTGCCATGGTTGTTTCCATGTCAATGTCCAATCACCAGTTCCTATATCATGAGTAGAAAGTGTTCTCTCATATGCGTGATCTGGATATGGTGGCCACGGATTCTGATAGTTTCCATAACCTGTTGGTAGTGCAACTGTTACTTGCTCTTGTGCAATAGTTACTGCGTGTGGTAAAAATATAGCACACATTAAAGTATCTGCACCTGCACAATCAAGTTCTACAATACGTTCACCGTCTGGTGCTGTATCTGTACTTGGATTGTAATGAAAATCTTCATCAGGTGGTTGTTGAGCGTCTGTATTCTTGTTTGTTGCTTCATCTACGAACACATACAATTTGTCTGGTCCTGTATATGATGCTGTAGCGGTATCTCCGTTCGAGTTTGTTTGAGCCAAATACTCGTCGGGGATATCATATGTAAATGTTTTTGTAATTTCTGTAGCCATTTTATCTTCTTCCTTTGTATTTAGTCATATGTTTAACTGTATGATACTTTTACCATTCCTCCAGAACCCCAGTGACCCCAACAGCAACCACCACCGCATGATGTTCCGTTAAAGCCTCCGTCTCCTGGATATGGTTGAGCACATCCCCATCCACAACCCGAACACGTCATCGGCTTACCGCAGTAATCTTTGCCGTGTCTAGTCATTCCACCTTTTGGTGGTCCACTTACATAATCCCACATTTGGTTGTGACAATAATGTGTATGTAGTGGTGCGTTTCTAGAGTGTCCTAATCTAAAGTCACCTTGTGTTCCTCCTGAAATACAAGAACAACCAAAGCAACAGTTGTAGGCATAGTGAGCATGACAGTTTGTTCTTCCTGTACATCCACCTCTAGCACACGTTGTTGAAATACCTGAACCACTTACAAATGAAGTTGATCCATCATATCCCAAGCAATCTCTTTCGCAACAGTTTCCGTTACCTGCCGCACAAATTGTATATTGGCATCCTGGTGTAGTGTTCACTGATCTTATTGAATAAGATCCACCGCCTGCGTTTTGTGAACTCCACATACAGCAACAAGCACCGGCTCCCGCCGCTCCTGCGCCCCATAATTCAAACGTCACATTCTTAATTGACGCTGGTACAGTCCATAGACAGCAACAGCCACCGTTGTTAATACCTCTATTATTATTATAGACGTAGTAAAACTTCGTTGGTACTGAAGCACCTTCTATTTGGTCTCCCATTAATACTCTGAGGTTTGCCATAATTTGTTTCCTCTCTTACGTTCCTGAAATAATCCAACCGTAGGTTGATCCAGTATAAATCATTGTAACCGCAATATTGTTAATGTCTAGCACCAAGTCCTCGCTTAAATTCTGAATCTTACTACCGTTACGACTTAATGTTACGTTGTTTGTGTTAAACGAACCCGTTACGTCGACGATTTGAACTACATCATTAACCAGTAAAGAACTGTTTAATGGTAGAGTCACTGTAAATGCTCCACCTGATGAGTTAGCAAGAATACGATCATTAACCGTGGCAGTGAAAGTAGTACTTACGTTACGGATAACACTACTTGCAGTTCCAGTTGTTGATATATATCTTCCCATTTTATCTTCCTTTTATGTATTTATCTATGCTGTTGATGTTTCAATGCCCATCGCTACAGCACTTACGTTAACGGCACTCGAGTATACTACAAGTATTTGCCCTGCCGCCAATGCAATACCTGATCTTTCTAATACCCCTTTGGGTAACAACTCTACATCATACTCAATGTATTCGCTGTTTACGGGTGTTCCCGCACTAGCAACCGCAATTCTAACTGACACAGCCGCATTCCCTCTGTTACATATTGAACAAGTAACAATTGAAAAAGTGTTAGTTGGACAAGTGTAAAGAGAAGTATCTGTAGCCGCCGCCAAATCTGCGTGTCCTAATCTTCCTGTGGCCATAATTTAGTCTCCTTTTAACTCAATATAAATTGTTGCATCGCTACCGGTGATCCACTAATACCACCAGTAAAGTTCATTGTTGCAGTTATATTTATCGGAACCGCCGTCGTTGTTGTAATCGTGTTTCCGCTAATATGTACTACACCAGCTGTAACTGTATTTACGTTCAATTCTGAAGCACCGCCACCAATTTGGGAGGTAATATATGTCTTAATTGCCTTCTGTGTTGGCACAATGCTATCACTATTTGCTGTAAATGTTCCATCTGTACTAAACTCGTTAATTGTAGCACCTGTTCCACCTAATGCAACACTACCAAGCTGTAGTTCTTGTAATCCTGAAATACTAAATGCATCAGCATTTAGGGTAGCAATACCAGTTGCCTGTTCAACGTTGAACAATCCACCAACTCTAAAGTTACCATCTTGGTCAGTTGACGTAAAGAATACTCTTCCGCCTCCACCAGTAACTGCTTCATCTAATGGATCTGATGGTATAGTTGGTGTTCCAGGATAATTTGTTGTAGTAAATCCACCTGTACCAATATCTAGGAAGTCATGTCCTGTCAAACGTACCTGTGAATATCTAATTCTCATCTCAACTTTTACACCATGTGCTGGTGCATTGTCAATTTCTTGATCTGGTGAAATTTGTAATAGTGCCGCGTATGGTCCTGACCCTGTCAAGTTCGTAACACTAACAAGTTTAAAGAATATGTTTGGCTGATCAGCAAGTACTACGTTAGCACCCGCTTGTGGTATGGCTAACATACCTTCAACCTGTACATATTTTCCAGATTGTTTTGCATCTCTGTAACCAGCACCAAATGTAATCTTACCACCTGAACTATAAGCTGTTCCAGTTGTAAGTACTGCTGGGAATAATAAATCTTTATCAATATAAAGTTGTAAAGTATTTGCATCAATAACTTTTACATAATAGTTGTTTGCATTAATCTGTGTTGTACCACCAACTTCTTTAATTGAAATTTTTGTTCTGTCTAACAAGTTATGTGTTGCAACTGTTAAGTTAACCACACCAGGTCCTGCTGGGAAACTATCTGCCGCACCTAAACCGTTATTAATTACTTCAGTTATAAGTGCAAACAATTCTGCAACTTTAGTTTGTGCCGCCGCTTCACCATTGTTACTGTTTGTAGTTTGTGAAGTTACTGACTGTAAAGAAGTGTAAGCCGCATTATCCATTACGTAATCATTAATAATTACTTTTGCTTGTAACAATGATAATACTGTTTGTGTTTGTTGTCCAGTTACTTGTGATTGTGTACCAATCCAGTAAGCCTTAGCCGCCTTAAGTGTTTCTCTAGTTCCACCAAACTTAATATCATGTAACATAGCGTCAATGATTAGTTTAGTATCTCTTTCACACTTAACTGAATCGTAAATAAATCCACCCCAAGTAGTTGAGTTTGGTTCTGTAGCAATCTTATTGTTAATCCAAGCCACTGTTTCATCTGCAATATATTCTTTGTTTGCAGTTAATAATATTTCTGCATAAGGATTAGCAGTAAAGGTAACACCTGTGATATCTTTTTCTTGACCTACATCTTCAATAGTTGCACTTAAAGTTGTCCAACCTGTACCTCTTGAAGTAAATGCCGGTTGTGCTAATACACCATCACCAACAAATGTTTCTAATGGAGCATCTGCTGTATTGTTAGGATCTGTAAATGTTACTGTTGGTGCAGTTGTATAAGAACTTCCTGGGTGGATAATTCTTACTTCACTAATTTTTCCATCTGCAACTTTGGCTCTACATAATGCAGTTGATGTTGCTGTTGATCCATCATTTCCTGGAGCCTGTACAACAACTCTTGGCTCAACACTATAAACTGTTGTGTTGTCTAACGCGGCTTCAATAGCTCTACCACTTACAATTTGTTCCCAACCATCACTGTTGTCTGAATATTTTTTAATTGTAGCAACTTTAGTACCTGCGTTGTATGTGTTAACATAACCATACTGTCCAGCACCTTTACCACCTGTAATGAATACTGCCATTCCAACATACGCCGCACTTAACGCCACGTCAGTGTTGGATAAAGTAATTTCTGTTGCGGTACCTGCCTGTGGAGTGTTAGTTGCAGTTTTGTAATCAGCGCCACCAAATGTTGTAGCGTCACCTGTCATTCTAACTTCCATTAAACCACCTGTTACTACAACAGGAGTTAATCCTGTTATACCATAACCGTCACCACTGAAACTAATTGTTGTTGTGGATGGTGTGTAATCTCTTCCTGCATTTTGATATTCTATTGCAATGATATTATTGTTATCAGTTATAGTTGCACCTACAAGTGCATCAAATGATCTGTTATCAACAAATGCTTCAATTGGTGATTCTGTTAAATCAACACCTTCTGCAACACAACCAAAGTCACCATATGAACTGTTACCGTTGGTTCCTCTAATTTTTCCGCCGTTTTCTGCTAGGTATCCAATGTGTCCGTAGTATGAGAACACGGAAACAAGCTCTGCTCTACCTAAGTTAGTTACCCAAGCACCAATACCTTGATCTAAGATCTGTGTAAAGTCGTTAGCAACGATCGAATCGTTACCACCTGCGTGTATATCTCCATCAACTTTCATTCCAACACATTTTGTACCAAAAGTTGTTACGTTTTGTACGTATGGTGAACGTGTTGATATCCAAGCTCTTGTATCTGCTGGTCCCCAACTTGGGTTAAGTGAAACAAAAGCACCTGCTGTTGGACGTTTAGATCCATATGCGTTTGCACTACCTAATGTTCCTGATAATCCTTTAACAGTACAGTTTCTTAAACCAGTACCGTTTTCCATGTAGAACATATCTTCTAAATTAGATCCTTGGATCGCATTTACTAGATATCTTGCCGCTAATACTGAATTGTAGTTTCCGTAATCTCTTACATCATCTAATATAGCTTCTATGTAACGTTTTAAATCGTCTTTACATTTTGCACCGTGAGTAGAACCATATGTTGCTTCTTTCTCCATGTACATTTTTGTATTGTTTGCTTTAATATATTCTTGACCTTCTTCAATGATAAAGTCTAAGTTAGCATACAAAGTACCTCTAGCATAAACATCGCCTGCTCTAGCATTCGTTGTAGTTTGTCCTGTTACAACAATGTCTGAACCTACACCGTTTACACCAAAGTTAATTTTGTTAGTGATATCATCAATTAAACCAGTCATAGTAGTTACTGCTGTTGCATCACCATCTGGTAAAGCATCATTTTGTGTTTGTGTATTACCTGCGGCAATCTCCGAAACGTCACAAGTAAAGTTTGCTCCGCCTCCGCCACCTAGTACTGAGTCGTTAATTGTAATTGTATCGTTAAGTACGTGTCCTGATCCACCAGTAACAACTGTTACTGCTGTTACGGCACCATTTGCATCAACAGTTACGTCAAACGTACCAACTGTTCCTGATCCTGCACTTGCTCCTGCAACACCTGTGTAGCTACCTTGTGTTCTACTTGCGTCAGCGGCACTAAAAGTATCAACTTTAACCATTGCACCTGCTGGTGTTTTTGTAATTGCGTTACCTAAAATTAAATCACTCATAACAGCTTTGATTCTAGTTAAAGCCGCCATTGAAAGTGTAGCATCATTTGTTCCTGTTATACCTGTTGGGTATACACCAATCTCTGTTGAACGTAATTCGTCACCAACAACTGCTGTATCTGCCGGTACAATCAACGGAAGTACTTCTGTAAATTTTCCTGTTTTAACAAATAATGTTGTGTTTGGTTTTACTTTAGGATTTAATCCTGTTAAGTTTCCTGCTGTAATAACTTCTGTAATAGTAGCAAGTAAGGCCGCAATTATTGTTGTATTTCCAGTCTCTGGTGATAGAGCTGAAGTATATTGTAATACTCTTGCGTTTACGGCAATACCGTTTAATGCTTGGTAATTTGTTGTAACAGTTAAGTTCTGTGCAATTCTCTGCATCATTGTATTTGCGTAATTAATAACTTCTACTGTATTTGCTTCTTGTCCTGCAACATATGAAGCACCACCTGTGCTAAAGTATGCCTGTGCCATCTCTCTTGAACGCTCATTACCACCATGTCTTAAATCATGTATGATTGCGTCAGTGATTAATCCCATATCTCTTTGACATTTTGCATTGTCAAAAGTAAAGCCGTTCCAAATACCACTACCACCTGCATTTGCAATTTGGTAAGCTGGATATTCTTTACCTGCTTCAACTTGGATAAAGTGTTTGTTTCTTGTTAAAATATCTGCTAGAATTGGATTTCTTGGTCCACGTTTAATTTCACGTAAACTATGTCTTAATGTTTTCCAAGGTTTGTCAATAGTAACACCATATCCTGGTGCCGCTTCATCTTTACCTGCTGGACTTACATAATAAACTTGATCTACTTGTCCAAAATATGACCATTCCGGAGCATTCCCGGCGTCATTTACTTTTAATACCTGTCCTGCAATACCTACTGGTAATCTAGCTGGTCCTGATCCACCGTAGTACAATAAGTCACCAGCAGTTGTTAAGTTGCCTGACTCAGCACCACCTGAAATTAATTTCCATTCACTACCGTCAACATCTTGATCTGGTCTGTTCTGTGCAGAAGTTTGATCTGATGTATGTGCAGTTACACAAATATAAGAGTTAACGTTGTTAATACCTCTAACAGCATCACCTACGTCATAGTAAGTTGCGTTAGTCCAACTGTCTCTCCAGTTAATACCTTCGTTAAGTTTTTCCCAGTAACTTGCGTTTGGTGGTCTGTTACCTGTTGTATCTGCTATTGCAAGATATGTGTAACCACCAACTCTAACAACATCACCTGTTCTGTATGATGTGTTGAAAGATAAAGCAACATCGTTAGTTAAACTCTGTGCTGAACTTAATACTAAATTATTTTGATCTGTAACTGTTGTTACTGTAACTACACCTGAAATACCTGTTCCAGTTACTACCATGCCTTGTGCAATAGTACCAACGTTACCGTCAACTACTAATGCAGTTGAACTTGAAGTTGTACCGTTAACTGCCGCTGTTGCAGTTGCGTAGTCACCTTTTAAACTAAATCCTGTTGTAAATAAATCCCAAGTTGATGCGTTACCATATGGAACAACGTTACTGTGATTTGTTTTTGCAATATAAGAGTAACCACCGTATGTTACAAAGTCACCTGCTTGGTAAGTTGTTGAACTTGCCCAAGAATCTTCAAACTCTAATCCTGGAACAAATTGTGACCAGTTAGTTGTTTGTGTAATTGTTGCAACATTAAAAGTTAAAGAAGCACCTGTGCCTCCAATGAACCCGTTTGTTACTGTAATTGTATCTGAAGCTGAGTGTCCTGATCCGCCAAATGTTACTGTAACAGTTGCCGCGCCTGTACCATCAATGGTAATATTAAATCTTTGTCCTGTACCTGATCCACTGCTTGAACCTTGTATGTCTTTATATGTTCCTGCTGTTCTAGTTGCATCAGCGGCACTAATTGATCCTACTGTTGCAACAACGCCAGTTACTGCATTGTCACTTGCTAAATCTGTTCCACCGGAAGTGTGATGTCTTGTTGCAATCCAAAGTCCGCCACCATACTTAACAACGTCATTAACTTTATATCTTGTTGCTGTTGCGTGTACTGATTTGTATTCAATACCTTTGTGTGCGTAATCCCATTTGTATTGATCAACTTCAAGTCCTTCTGCGGTTGTTGCCGCTGATAAGTGACCTTCGTTACAAATGTAAAGTTGTCCACCGTAACGTACTGTGTCGTTGATTCTGTATTTTGTAGATACTATCCAGTCTGTTTTCCAGTCAATACCTTTTGAAAATGTGTCCCACTTGGCTTGATCTGCTTCTAATCCATCTATGTCTGTGGCAAATGTACCTGATGAAGTGTGTGGAGTTGTACAAAGGTAAACTGTTCCACCATATTTTACTAGGTCATTTATTTTATAAGTTGTTGCAACTGTCCAAACGTTTTTCCAATCAAAGCCTTCTGCAAATAAATCCCATTTAGCCTGATCAGTTTCTAGTTTACCAGCCGTTCCACCATCAACTTCTGCTGTGTGAGCCGTGTTGGCAACATATAGATAACCACCATACTTAACAATGTCGTTCTGTTTGTAGTAAGTTCCTGCTACCCAGTCACCTTGCCATGATTGACCATCACTGAATAAGTTCCATTTTGTAGCTTCGTCTGTTGTGAATAATGTAGTTGAAGTATGACCAACGGCACAGTAGTAAGTTCTACCGCCGTGTCTTACGATATCGTCTTTGTAATATGTGGTACCTGATGCCCATGCACCCTTCCATACAAACCTAATTCTACCTAGTTTAAACTCAGCCATTGTGTTTTAAATCCTTATTACTGTTATTTATCATTATTGAGTACCACCGTATCCGTTTCCACCGTCGTTATAGTATCCATCTGACCCCTCAAAGTCATCTGCAAATTCCATCAACATGGCATTATCCGCGTTCATGTTATTGAATGCAGTTGCAACCATAGTTCCACCTGGAATATGTGAGCTATTTACGGGCACCGGAATATTAATTGGTAATCCACCAGTATTTGATAAGTGGTTAATTTGACTAAACTTACAAGTTCCAGCCGTTAATGCGTTTGCTGAAACGTTTGCTCCACCACCGCTTATTCTTGATTGTATGTATGCCGCCACAGCTTTCTGTGTTGGAACAATACTGTTACTATTAGCAACAAATGTTTGCTCTTTTGAGAACTCTTTAATAACTGCGTTTGTACCACCAAGTATAAATGCACCCAATCTTAATTCATCTAGTCCTGCTAGATCAAACTGTGAAGCATTAATTGTAACAATACCTGTTGACTGCTCAACTTTAAATAGTTCACCAACTCTAAAGTTACCATCTTGGTCTGTACTTGCATAGAAAACTCTACCACCATTGTATTCTTGTGTTTCCCAAGGTTGTTCTGGTGGGTTAACTGATCCATATCCTTGTGTGTAAAGCTGTGGATAGTTAGTAGTTAAGGTACTACCTGTACCAATGTCTAGGAAGTCATGTCCTGTTAATCTAACCTGACTATAATTTTGTCTAATAGTAATCGCTTCGTTATGTTCTGGCGATTCTTGAATACCCATTGTTGGAGCAATACTTAATTTTGCTCTTATGTTTGGAGCAGTTCCTGATATAGTTGTTGCTGTACCAATCTTGTAAATGATATCTGTAATACTTGGGAATCTTAAGTTATCACCTGGGCTTGGTAACAATGTTAAGTCGTCAACAATTATTTCACCACCTGTTTGATACTTGTCAATATAACCATTACCAGTAATTGTTACTGCGTTAAATTTAGTGTAAGCCGCACCTCTGTTTTTAAATGCCGGTTGTCCTAATACTTTATCTTTAATTCTAACTTGTATAGTAGCTTCTTGAGTTTTTTGTGTATCAACAATTTCTATTGTAGGTGGACTAGCATTGTCATATCCACTTCCTGTTTCGTGCATAACAAATTGTGTAATTCTACCTGTGTCAGTAGTTACTCTCATTTGAGCTCTTCTACCATACTTGATTGAATTAACAGTTGCCGTTGAACCTGTGTCAATTACTAAGAATCTAGGTCCATCACCACCTGTCATTGGATTTACTTTAGCTCTGAATGTTCCTGCTGGTGGAGTAATCTGTGAGTGTGTTACCCAAACATCGCCACCGTCTGAACTTCTAATGTTACCTGCGGTGTCTACGGCCATAAACAATCCATCGCTGTAGTCTAAGCCCCATGCTAGTTCGTTTATGATACCAGAACTTTCTACACCTCTCCAAGTTGCATTATTAGTACCTTCTGAATAATTTGTAAAGCTAACAAAGAACGTTGATGGTTGACCAAACGTTGCTGTTGTTGCCGAACTTCCATCACTAATCATTGTTGATGGAATTGCAGGGTTAAATGGAAATGCCGCTGTTCCGTTTGGTTGTACTGCCGCTACAAATACTCCATTACCATATGCAAAGTCTGTTACATTATAAGTTGTTGGACAAACTCTTGTTGTTGATTGCCAGTTTAGTCCGTTGTCAATACTTTCATAAGTTGAACCATCTGCCTTAACAGCTATCCACTTACCATTACCATATTTAATATGTTTTAATCCTGTTCCCATACCTGAAGTTACATAAGTCCAAGTAGTTCCGTCTGTTGTTGATACAGCTAATTCATCTGAGTCATCTGCTATTGCAATTACTGTATGTGATGTGTCACTAAATGGTCCTTCAGCTATGTCTACCCAGTTACGTTGTGTAATTGGATATGGTTGTGATCCCCAGGCTGTACCTGCTGTTGACAAGTTAGCTCTGTCTCCATTACCTAGTGCAATAAAGTATTTTAATTTACCTTTACATTTTACCATACAAGTCGGTCTTACAAATCCTGCATCAACTGCCGCCGCTGACCAACTTGATCCACCTGCGTCACTGTATAGTGCAAGGTCTGTTCCACTACCTGGAAATGCTACCATTGTACTTCCTGTACCACCTGCAACTGGTTGCCAAACATTTGTGTTGTTTGTGTTATTTGCCTGTGCAAGATAAGTTGGATCTTCAGCTATAATTCTTGGTTCAATTCTATAAGTTGTTGAACCGTCTAAACTTGTTTCAATTGGCCAACCCGGAACAACATGGTCCCAACCACGTTTTCCATCTGACGCTCTAATAACATTTAATCTTTTAGTACCAGGGAAATATTCATCTATAATTCCATACTGGCCAACACCTTTACCTTCTTCAATAAAGATCTGCATTGACTTACTAATAGTAGCAACATCAAATGTTAATGGTACTCCACCAAAGTTACCAATGTCTAAGTCAGCAACTGTAATTATGTCACCAACTCTAAAACTGTCTCCACCGTTGGTTGCTGTAACTGTACAAGTACCGCCAGAATCAACAACAATAGTAAATCTCATTAATGAAACATTTGCAAATGGATTGTTTGATGTACCCGGAACGTTTGTATAAGTGTAAGGTGCATCTAAAGGGTTACCTACTCTAGTTGCATCTGCTCCTGAAACATTGTTTACTGTAAGTATAGCTCTACCTACATATTTTGCCGCACTTGTTTCTGCGTCTGAGTTTGCAATAGTAATATCTAAGTTTGATCCGCCTTGTCCAGAGTTTCTTACACCTGTTACGTGTCCTCTACCACCTGGTAAACTTGAATCACCTGGATCCATCATTCTTATTTGAGAAATACTTGCGTTACGTTGTTCAATAAAATCGTTATCAACATCTACACCTGATCCTGAACCAGTAATTGTAAATGTAGCATCATCATAGTGCTCACCTGCGTGTGTAAATCCTAATCCAAAGATTTGGTTTGCGTTGTTATAAACAACTGGTGCTTCTGCATCATAGTATTTGTTATTAAGTGTAGCAGTAATAGGTGTTTCTCCTGAAAATTCACCTTCTGCAAATGATCCGTATTTTCCATATGAGTTGTTACCGTTAGTAGCACGTATCTTACCACCTGCTGTACAATAATAACCTATGTGTGCAAAATATGTAAACACAGATACAAGCTCTGATTTACCATCTGCATTACACCACATACCAATACCGTCACTTATTACCTGTGTAAAGTCGTTGGCTACGATTGATTTATTACCACCGTTGTGTAACGCACCATCAACTTTCATTCCTATACAGGCTGTACCTATTGTTGTAACGTTTTGTACATAAGTTGATTTGTTTGTAATCCATACACTAGTGTCTGCTGGTCCTGATCCTGGATCAAGTGCCACGTAAGCACCTGTGTTAGGAACCTGTGCACCATAGTTGTCTACACTTCCTAGTACACCACTCATACCTTGTAGTGTCATGTTTCTTATTCCACAACCATTTCTAACTCTAAACATATCGTTAGTTTCGTAACCTACTTGAGGTTGTATAGTTGTACTTCTTAATTCATCTCCAACAATAGCAACACCTGCCGGAACTTGTATAGGAGTAATTTCCTCATAAAGTCCTGTTGCTACAAAAATTGTAGCTGGAGCTCTGTTGGCCTCATCTTGTAAAATATATTGTGTAGCATATTTTACTGAAGCAAATGGAGCCGAAATTGTTAAACCAAATCCTGTATCATCTTTACCGTTTGTTGCAACATAGTAAACCTTGTTAACTTCACCTAGTCGTTCCCAAGCTGGTACTCCACTAACAACTTTTAATGCTTGTCCTGGACTTCCAATAGATAATTTATCATGGTTGGTACCATCGTGTGTTCTTAAATCACCTCTGTATTGTGTTACGTTGTTTGGATTACCTTGTGCTAGTGTTATCCAGTAACTGTTTGTTGTATCTTGATCTGGAGTAACAAGAGTTGAATCATCACCTGCGTGTGCTTGTATACATTTGTAAGAAGTTGATTTGTGTACAACAATATCTCCAAGCACGTATGCCTGTGCCGCAAACCATTCTCCTCTGTAATATGTTCCTGTAATTAGAAGTTGCCAGTACATACTAATTCCACCTTCTGTGGATCTAGTTGAACCTGGATCGTAATATCCTCTAAACTCTGGATCTAATGCATCTGGTTGTTGGTTAGTACTATCTTGTACAGCAATATAAACAAAACCTTTGTTTCTAACAACATCACCTGTTTTATAATTTGCTCCTGAATCCCATTCACCTTGCATTTGGTAACCGGTAATCATTAACTCCCAGTCATATAAACCTTGTAAACTTTCGCCTTCATAGAACACACCAGTAACACTTGGAGGACTTCCTGTGTTGTTAGTCATAGATACATAAGTGTATCCTCCGTATATTACAATGTCTCCTGGTTGGTAAACTGCCGCATTATTCCAAACAGCTTCATAACCTAATCCAGGCATCCATATATCAAATTTTGCTTCGTCGAAATCTGTTAATGAACTGTGATATGTTTTACATTTCCATAGTGTTGGACCATACTTAACAATGTCACCTATTCTATATCTAATACCTGACGAGTCTAAGTTACTTTGCCATTCACCCTTGTAAACAATACCTTCCCAAATGACATCCCACTTGGCCAAATCTTGTTCTAATCCTAATATAGTTGTCGAGGCAGATGTGTGTCCTGTGTTACATCTGTACATAAGTCCACCGTAACGTACAATATCATCTTTCTTATATCTACTAGATACTGTCCAGTCTAATTTCCAGTCATCACTTCTTGAAACTATATCCCATTTATCACTGTCTTGTTCTAGTCCTGCAACTGTTGTTGAAGAAGTATGCTCTGCTAAACATTGGTATAAAAATCCACCGTACTTAACAACGTCATCAACTTTGTAAAGTGTTGAGTTGGTCCAATCAATTCTCCAGTTAGGAGTTTTTGCGTAACCAATTAATTTACCTAAGTCTTCGCTAATACCGTTTGACGCTAATTGATCTGAAACGTGTTCTTCTAAAACTCTATATACAACACCGTTGTATTTAAATAGGTCACCAACTTTGAATCTTGTGTTTACGTCCCAGTTGCCTCTCCAAGCATAACCTTCTGCATTTTTTAACCACTTACCTGGAACTGCATTTAAATCTGTTGAAAAACTTGTTTGATCGGAAATGTGTCCAACCATACAAATATAAACGTTACCACCTTCACGTACAATATCATCTTTGATATACGTTGCTCCTGGCAACCAAACGTTTTTCCAGTTATATCTTATTCGTGCTAGATTAAATTGTGCCATTATCCGTTATACCCTGTTGCTGGTGCTCCAAATACTAAATGGTCTCCTGAAACACCATTGTCATATTCGTATTTTGTGTTAACTCTTAAAACTAGTTCGCCCTCTGCATTTACGTAATAGTAAATGTTCTTGTCGTCCCAACGCATTTGTTCGTAAAGTAAGTTATCAAAAACTAATACGTGGTTTGGATTTCTACCTTCAAAGAAGTCTTCACCTGATTGAAATTCTGTATAGTTACCGTCAGTACCACCTGGTCTGTTAATCTGTGCTTCGTCTGTTGGAGATGCCATGTCTACCTTTTGAATAAACATTTGTCCATCATCGTCTCTACGTAATGCGTAGAAATAACGTTCGCCTGAATCACCGCTTAATGGTGCTTGTCCTACGTAATTAAAACTCATTATACAATCTCCACATAACTTAAGATTACATCAACAGCATCATTTTGATCTGCTGTAACATAAACTATATTTGCCGCCGGTAAAACTAATTTTTCACCACCGTTGATTGCACGTAAACTGGCATTCGGAGCAATCATAACATCTTTAACATAAAATCCAGTAACTGATGTATCATCTTTAATAGTAATACTAACTCTTGTATTACCATCTAATAAGTTTGCCACGGATAAACCAATAGCAGTAACTTTAGAACCTGCAGGTACTTCGATAATCTCTACCGGTACTAGTCCTACACTCTTTACTATCTTATTTCTAAAAAACGTTGCCATTCTATTATCCTAAACTCAATACTAATTCTAACGCGATGTTTTGTGCATCTGTTTGAGAAACTGCTCCAGAACTACCTGCAACTGTGTCCCATACTGTCCCATCATATATTTCTAGTCTTCCATCTGTTGTGTTCCAACGTGTCATTCCTAAAACAGGACTTGGGTGACGTTGAGAACCTGTACCAGCTGGAACTATAAATGCATCTGTACCTTCAATTTTAAAGAATCCAGTACCTGGGTCTAACACACTTGTAGCACCGCTACTAGTGTTATTTATAGTACTTCCGCTGATATTGAAATTGTCTATTTGTACACCGCCTGTACCGTTCGGAATTAGGTTTAAATCCGTATCCGCAGTAGTTGTACTAATAGTATTTCCGTCAATCTGTATGCTATCTACGTTTAATTTAGATACATTAAATTCTGTTTCTGTAATACTAGCAATTTGATTACCGTTTGAGTAAAATCTAATAGTATTATCATTTGCACCAGGTGTTAATTCTGCTGTAATATATGTGTCAGCATCTAAATCATACACACCTGTTAACACAATCCAGTTACCATCATAACCTTCAAACTTTGCAGTAGTTGTGTTGTAACGTATCATACCAATTGCTGGTACACTTGGTCTTTGAGCTGTTGTACCTGCTGGTATTCTTACTGAGCCCGTAGCATTAACGTTAACAACACCGCTACCTGGATTAAACACCATGTCCGAAGATGCAGTTTCTAATCTGTTTGCCTTCATTAAGAAGTCGTCAACAATAATATATCCTGATCCGTTTGTTCTTAATTCTAAGTCTGCGTTTGATACCGTATTTTGTATTACGTTTGTATCTATTTGTAAATCATCAATGTAGGCCGCTGATGCGTGTATGCTATTCCACTTTTTAGTTGGAGTACCTAAGTTGTATACTGCACTTGCGTCTGGTTTTAGGTCTGAAGTAATACCTGCTGTAATGCTAATAGTATCAGTATCATCATCACCTATCTGTACGTTACCTGAAATTGTAATGTCACCATCAGCAACTAAATTTCCTGTGATATCTATGTTACCTGTAACTGCTAAATCGCTTTGTATATCAACCTTACCTGATCCGTTTGGAATAATATCAATGTCTGCATTTGATACAGTTGATGAAATAACGTTTGTGTCAAATCTTAAATCGTCTACTTCTAATGTTTTTAATGAAGTTACTTTGTCTGAGCCAACAGTTGTTAAGTTTAAATCACCTGATACTGAATCAATAGTGTTACCACTTATTCTAACATTACCTACGTATGCTGTTCCTGTTGTAATTAAATCTGTTGATCTTGTGGTGCCGTTTATATCTAAGTCGTATTGAGGAGTCGCAGTCTTAACACCGATTCTACTGTTACTAACATCCAAATAAAGTAAATCCGTTTGAAATGCCAAATCCACGCCATTACGCAGAAGGTTGGACTTCAAAAGCGGACCTGATATACGACCTACAGCCACTTGTTTCTCCTAATACGGGGATCCTGTCCCTCTAACCTGATTGCATTGCCGGTTAACCGCAGTATTGTCCCATAAAACGTCTTCGGGTATCTCTCCTTCAGATGGTCTTGTTCTATGTTAATAGTATTTATCGTTTTTGGAATTATCCTAGTGCTAAGGTATAGATATTAGTTAATTCTTCCATATATTCTGTGGTTACAGAATCACCTGCACCTGACACGTTAGCCCACTGCGTTCCGTCCCATGTTTCTAAGTATCTTAGTACAGTATTGTATCTGGTCATACCTAGTTGTCCAATAGGTCTGTCAGTAACACCACCTGCTGGTATTTGAAATCCACCAGTTCCGCCGAATTGTACAACTCCTAAATCAGTGCCAAGGGTACTGAATACCATATCTCCTGATCCTGTGTTTGTAATAGTGTTTCCGTTGATTTTTAAATCACCTATATTAACTGTTCCTGTTCCATTGGCTGTAAACACAATGTTCTGGTTAGCCGCCGAACTTGAAATATTTGCATTATCAATAGTAACGTTACTCTGTGAAATTAGTTTGTTTGTAACTAATCCTTGGTCTGTAAGTGTAGTATTTGTTGCAGAATTAGTAACAAAGCTAAAGCTGTTATCATTGTTTGCTAATACATAAGTGTTTCTATCTTCACTCCATATACCTCTCAAAGGTGTATATGCAGTTGAAAATAATTCAAAGAAATTTGTAGTTGTATTATAACGCACATCATTTGCAGTACTTGGTCTTTGTGCTTCTGTACCTGCTGGAACTTTCAAAGCACCTGTTGCCGTAATGCCTATATCATTTCCACCTGGCTGTAATACTATATCATTTGATCCTGTGCTACTTAAAACATTTGCACTAAAACGTAAATCCTCAACTACAATAGCACCAGTGCCTGATGGTCTAATGTACATATTAGCATTGAAAGATTTTGTAGTTATAACGTTAGTATCAATGTTTATATCACCGATATCTGCCATACCTGAATTAATATCATTCCAACGTTTTGTGGTACTTCCTAGATTTAATAAATCTTCTGTTCTGTTTGGAACCAAGTCTTGTTGGAATCTAACAAAGTCAAAGTCAACTGTATCAGTTGATTGATTACCTATGTCAAAGTTACCACCTACTGTTACGTTACCTGGAATAACAACGTTACCTGTTGCATTAACGTTACCTGTTACTTTTGTATTTTTTAAGAAATGTACCTTACCACTTTGGTTAGGATCAAAAACAATATCATCATTGTTTGCCATTGAACTTATTATTCGTGTATCAAACTGTAAGTTCTCTGTTTTTAATTTTTCTGCATGAACTATACCAGGAGAATTTAAAATAATATCTCCTACAATAGATCTAACTCCGTTGGTGTTAACTTCTAGATTACCACCTGTTAAGCGATCGTTATAAATGTTAGGGGTGTGTATCTGACCGTTAATGTTTAGTTCAGCACTAGGACTAGAAGTCTTAATACCAATACGATCATTTAGATGTCCAATGTATAGAAGGTCAGTTTCAAACGCAAGGTTTGCCTGTGTTCTTACTAGATTAGCCGCTAATAGCGGACCTGATATACGTGCTACTTGGGACATATTACCCTCCTATAATTATATTTATCGGAAAATTATGTCCAAGGACGGCCAGTTTTTAAAGTTCCTGTTGTGATTTCTTTTAGTTTACCAGAGTCGTTATTGCTTGGTGTATATAGTGTAGGCATATTACCTTTTTTAAGTGTAGATCTTTTGCCTGTTGCCGCACGTTTATCAGCCGCAAGTTTTAACTTTGCTTCTTGTCTTTGTCTTTTGTATGTTAAGTGTGAAATACCGTTGTCGGACATTATTTGTCAAAGTTGTGTAGAACTGTAACTGGTTTTCCTGTAGGTACTGCTGTACCAAATACCACATACCAACCTGCCGCATAACCGCCTGGGTTTTGTTCTAGAGTATAGTTTGTTGTTGGAAGTTGAAATACGTTTTCAACAAGTACGATTAAATTTTGTGCCGCCGCCGGAGCAGGGTTATAAGTGTCGCCATTGTTTAATGGACCAAATTTAGTTTCAACGTCATTACCGTTGCCTAAACTTTGCATAACAATAGTTGCTGGTTCAAATCTTCTAATAGGTGCCCAACTACCACCTTGGTAGTTTTCAAACACATTTGTATCTGTGTTATATCTCATATGGCCGTTAGCTGGTGTAGTAATCTTGTCAGCCGCTGTTCCCTTAGGAACCATCATCATGTCTTTGCTGTCAAGTACAATCTGTCCGTTAATATCTCTACGGATATCATCTTGTCCGTAAAGGCCACGAGCATTTGTTGATTGTCTACGTAGGAATCTCATTTACTATACCTCTAAATAACTTACAGTTATACTCAAGTTCAACGGTGCTTGACTTAATACAGTTACTTTATCGCCTGCTTCTAAGATAACTTTTTCAGTATCAAATGTAAATGTTTCTCCACCTGGTACTGGCATTTCCTTTACAACCATGTTAGTTGTAGACTTTGCTTGTCCACTCTTTACAAAGTGTAAATCAAATGACGTATCGTTAGTTCCGCCGCTATTATAACCTGCATGGTTACATACCATAACAGTTGTAATCGCATAAGACGTACTTGCTGGTACTGTTAGTACCACTGTGTCCGTATTTCCTATTGCCGCTTGTGCTATTGCCATTTTCTATCCTTAAAAAATCATGCTTAAAAGCAATGATCTGTTTTTACTAATTAGTTCGTCTCTTACATTATTACTATTTACATAATATAAGCCTGTTTTACCTACTCCCTGAGTCTTGGTATAAATCTTCAAACCATCTGTTGGTTGTGCTGGATCTACTGAACCGTCATCTGGGCTAGGTGTAGTTAAAATTTGTAATTGGTCATCAATTACTACTGAGCCTGTTCCTGGTGCTGATAATCTTAAATCACTTCCAGAATTTGTAGTACTAATTGTTGTACCGTCAATTCTTATATCGTGTAATTCTGTTCTATTGTCGTAAAAATTAGCAGTTGTAACACCTTCAACTGTTATTGATGCTACACTAGTTTGTCCTGTTGTTTCAAAGTCTGCAACAACCATCTGTGTATAACTTGAAACACCATCTCTAATCTTTTGGAAGTCAGCCGCGGCAACCTGAGCCGCAATAGCAACGTCAACATATTTTTTATTAGGAATATGATCGTCGTCTGTAATTTGATTTTCGTATTGGTTAGTTCCACTTACACTAACAACACCTGTACCAGCATTAATTAAGTATAAGTCTCCACCACCTGTTGAAATACTTCTAACTTCTAATCCAATGTTACCACCATTGGTATCTCTTAATTTAAATCCACCTTGTTTAATTGTTTGTGTTACTGGATCGTTCCAACTTACACTTTCATCAAAAACAAATTGTGTATCTACTTTACTACCTCTGTCAACTTGAATACCAGCAGTACCAAGTGTAACACCTGCACCCTGTTCTCCTGAGTTAACTTCAATAATATTATCTTTTAAAGCAAGGTCTGTTGCATCAACTTGCGTTGTAGTTCCTTTAACAACAAGATTACCTGTCAAGTAAACTTGACCAATCTGATTACCTGTGTCCAAGTAGATTGTACCTGAATCTGCTGTTTTGATTCTATAATCGCCGTCTGTTACTACATTCTTTGCCATCTAAATTTCCTTAAACTGTTGTGGGGACCAAAGCCCCCACAAACAAATTAATTACGCATTACTGAAATCGTCGTCGTCAGTACCTGATAATGTGTTATCATCACCTGCTTCTTCGATCTGCGCCGCTCCATCTGAGCCAGATGCTGTAAATGTCCAAGCTAATGATGTTCCTGATAGTGCATTTGATCCTGTACCATCTGGTGCAATCACTGTAGCTTTTCTACCTGCGATTTTAGAGATTTGATAAGTTTCGTTATCGTCACCTTTTACCGTAATGGCCATTTCGCCTGCCGCTAAAGCACTTGCAAGTTTACCTGTTGTTAGTGTACAAGTAAATTCACCTGCTGTTCCGATTTCTTCACAAACAAATTTCTTTGAACCTTTTTGTTTTACGATATAACCTTCTTTAACGGCTGTGCCATTATGAAAGTCTACTTTTATTTCGTTTCCACCAGCTGTTGGTGTTCCGAAAAATCTTTTATTAATTGGTCTTCCCATTTTTTTCTCCTTGACGTTCTAGGTCTACGCGGTTATGTCCGCATAAGTCCGCCGTATTTTGCGGCTCGCTTTATAGACACAAGTATTTATCAAAGTTTAGGGAATGGGTAAAGGAAAGTATAAGCAAAATAGGTAGGACTTGGTTACACCTACAAGCACGTACCCGAATACCATTCTAATACGCACAACCTAACCCCGAAAGTGACTTCGATGTGACTCCCTCCGTTTTCCGGGTAAAGCCTGGGTACCACCCCTGGTTAGTCAAGTTCGACCCTTCTGGTAAAGGCCTCTTCCTTGCACTATAATTAGTAGTTAATTACTCTACTAATGCTTATGTTACTAATATAGCAAACTTTCCTAAAAAAGTCAATAAGAAAGTTTACCAAAATCTACTTATTATCGTGATTAATCGATATATGCTTTAAAACTTTACCTTTGCTTGGTCCAGTTGTAACAGTATATCCAGATGTACCATTTCCATTCACGTTAACTTCAGTACGAGATTTCATAAGGATTTTCTCCTTGCGTTCTCTCATTTTCTGCTCACGGTATGATTTAAGTAGGTAATCGTATCTGTTCATTACACTCTCCTTTTTACAGTTAAGTGCGTTCCTTCAGCTTAGATGCTTACTTCCGGCCTATATCGGCTGAACGTTGTACAAATATTTAGTCAAAAAGAAAGGCCCCGAAGGGCCTTTCTAATACTTTGTTACATTAAGTAACTAACCCTATGGATTAGCTAAATGTTACGTTCGCAATAGTAACTGTACCTAAGTAGTCTGCCGCATTACCAAGAGATGATGCTGTGTTGTTTAACTCAACATAACCGTATCTTGTCATAAAGCTAACTACTGGTTCAAAAGTTGCAGGATCCAGTACTACACCGCTTGACATTAAAGGAATGTATGGGCAGTAGAACGCTGGAGCGTCTGATTCACTTGAACCTTTGTAACCTACAAGTATGCTTGTACTATCGTTTGCATATGAATCAACATATACTTTCATAGCACTATTCAAAGTACCAACCATTTTAGTATTAGTTGGAGCCTCAAATGCACCTTCAGTTGTTCTTGCGAACGCTGAAGTTGTTGCAGATTGTAGGATAGTTAATGCGTGTGGTGAAACCACAGCATAGTTACCAGCACCACGTCTAGTTCTCTGTGCGATATTGTTAGCAACACGGTTGATCATCACAGCCAAAGCCGCGTGTTCATCACCTACGAATGTTGCAGTACCGCTTACAGCGTTCTGGTCGTATGCTTGTTGGTTTTGCGTACCAGCCAAAGCTCTCAAAGAAGCTAATACTTCTTGATCGATCTCAGCAGTAATTTCTTGGGCTAATGCCGCCATAATTTCTGCTTCAATATCGATGCCTTGCTGTGCTTGAGCATCCTGAGCCGCTTCAAAAGTCCATCTTGCTGATAGCTTTCTGGTTTTTGCTTCGACTGTTTGCTTTAAGATCTGGATAGACATTCTCTTTCCAGCCGCACCTTCAAGAGCCGCTGTAGCAGATCCTTTTGGTGTTGCGTCAGTGGCGTTACCTGAGTATGCCGCCGCGATCTTAAATGGTGATAGTGCTTCTTCACCAACTTCGTTACCATCTGACGAATCAGCGTAACGTACTCTTAATGTGTGGATTTGACCCACTGGACCTGTCATCGGCTGTACACCAACTAATTCGTTGGCTATTACAGTCGGCATGACACGTCTGATTACTGGTAGAATAACTCTATTTAGAGTTGCAACATTACCGGCGCTTGTAGAACCAGCTGTAGCAGTCTCATTTAACCACTTGCGTGTGTTTTCTAGAGTACTTGCCATTACAGCCTTTTTATTGCCGTTAAGGCCTTCTAAAAGTGCAGTTTTGGTATCCTGCCAGCGACTTTCTAGTAGTTGTGACATTGTTTTCTCCTTATTTCAATCCAGCAAGTTTTTGAATGTGAATAATATTATTATTCTCTTCTTGACTTACTCTACTAACGTTAGATTCTTTATTGCCTGTGATTTCTTTTGCCTCGGACTCTGTAAGAGTAGCCTTCTTCTTCGCTGGAGTTTTACCGTCTATTACCGCCGGAATATACTTATCAAACGCACTTTGCAGTTTGCTTGTTTGTATATTTTCCAGTAAGTCTACCATAATCTCACGCTGGTCCTTGCTCAAAGGTCCAGTCAATTCGTGCATTACTTCTTTGCGTTTAGCCGCATCAGAAACTTTTACAATTTCTGCGTCTTTACTCTCAACAATTTTCTTAACTTCTTCAGCTTCAGCTTTAGCTTCTGCAACTGCTTTGTCTTTCAACTCCACAACTTTTAAAAGTTTTGCTGTTTCTGACTTCTCATTCAAGTAGCTGTTAGCATACTCGCCTGCGAACGTTTCGAAAATTTTGCGACCAAAATCGTTTTTACGTGCTGAATCAATATCTTCTTTAAGTTGTCCAATCTCTTTATTAAGTTTCTTGGATACTCCTTCGGATACGATCTTCGCACTTTTCTCAACAAAAGACTTACGTACTTTTGTTAAATGTTCTTTGGCTTCACGTACTAATCTTACTTTAGTTTCAGCCAAGTCTTTTTTATCTTCGTGGAACTCTGCGATTTCTTTAGCTAGAGCTTCTACAACAAATTCCTCAAGTTTTCCAAATTTATCAGACATAACTTTTTGGTCTTCATGTAGTTCACCCACTTCCTTCTTCAACTGTTCGAATACAAAACCTTTTAACAGTCCTGCGTTTTCACGCATCGCTACAGCATATTTGGCTCTAGCTTCTGCTAATTGTTTTCTATCTTCAGCGAACTCGGAAATTTCTTCGTTAAGTTTTTCAGAAACCATAGTATCAATTGCTTCAACCATAGTAGCTTTATCATGTTCGTATTTAGATGCGAACTCTTCACGAAGTTCAGCAGTGACAGTAAGTTTGTTTTCACTCACTTGCTTGTCCCATGCTTCTTGGATGTCTGCTCTGATTTCTTCTGAAATTGCGTTGTTTTCAAAAAGTGATTTCAGTGCTTCCAACATATTATTTCTCCTTATTACTGGAGGCCTTTAATGATGTTCATTAAAGATTCCTTCAAATACTTTTGCGCCTTTGTGTCGCCTTGTAACTCTCGTGCTATTTCCATTGCCTTGTACCCCCCACGGGCATTTAATAAATGCTCGTATATTGGTGTCGGGTAGGCACCTGGAGCACTGGGTTGAGCAACTACATCGACTGTTATGATCTCATAATCGCTTACTTGTCCGGAACCGTCTTCCATAACGTTTCCGCTACCACGCGATGAAACACCTAGTTTAACTCCGCTTTCAAGCATTGTTTTAACTAGCTGTCCCATTGGCGTAGGTAATACTTTAAGTTTCCCGTAACCGTTTGGTCCATCCATCCACATTTCTGTGATCATATGGCTTACACGGTCTAAGTTTATGTTAAGTCCTTCTGGGTGATCAACTTCGCCGAGAACTGAATATCCTCCCGTAATTTGATCGTTAAGAGTGTTGACAGCTCTACCTATCTCGGTAACAGGGTAAACTCGCTGATTAGCGTTTTTTACTCCGCCTTGGATACAAATTCCCTTCATATAAAGGTCTTTTCCACCCTTGTCGTTTTCAGTAGTCTCAAGGACCAATTTAGCTTGGTCGAATGTCAAATTCTCTCTTAAGTTTATCACTTAATATCTCCTTAACAACAACTATTAAGAACCAATGATTGATTTACCATCAGTTCCTGTTTCGCCTGCGCCTTTTTTCTCAGCGCCATGGCCTTTTGAGTCTTTCGACATACTCTTACTTGCTTTTCCACCTGGAACGTTTACGTTACCAGCTGAATCTTCTTTAGGAGCACCAGCTTTGCCACCAGTTTCTTCGCCACCTTTGACCAAGTTACTAGCGTCTCCGCCCATGTCGTTTTTACCAGCTACTGGAGATTTAGTTCCGTCTGTACCTGAATCGCCTTTTGGCTCTGATACTTTAGTTACATATTCTCTCATTAGTTCTGTGCTTGATTGTACTGGTTTATCAGCATTTTCAAACGCAACTGGTTGCTCAAGGTCGGCTTCCGGAGCAATCATATCAACTGCTTCGTCTTCCTTCTCTTCGTCACCTTCGTCGTCGCCAGCGTCCATGTCCATTTCCATGTCATCTTCGCCTTTGTCTTCGTCACCGTCTTTGTCGGACATCATGCCGTCAAATTCAGCTTTAAGATCATCAAGAGCATCTTCTAGGTCAACAACTCTGTCTTCTAAGTCTTCGTCGTCGCCTTTATCTTCTTCACCTTCACCGTCTTCGATGTCAGCAATCATGTCATCAGCGGCATCGCCACCCATGTCATCATCACCTTCTGGTGTAATTTGGTCTGCAAAGTTTTCTTCAACGTTTTCGTCTTTTTCTTCAGTAGCTTCATCAGTTTTTTCGTCTTCGTCAGTAGCTTCTTTAACGTCTTCGTCTTTATCAGCATCAGCTTTTTCTTCAACTTTGTCATCAGCATCGTCTTCTGATGCTTCTTCAACTTTGTCTTCGTCTTTAGCGTCTGCTTTTTCGTCAACTTTGTCTTCTTCTTTAGCATCTTCTTTAGCTGTTTCGTCTACTTCAACTTCAGCTGTGTCGTCTGCTAATAGATTTTCGTATATATCGCGTGATTTCTCAACAACTATTTCGTGAAACAGTTCTTCAGCACCCGCTTTGTCTTCAGCGATTAACTTTTCAAGCATCGCTTCAAATTTAGATTGGTTTGCCATTTCTTTTCTCCTATTGTTTAGATATGGTAAGGCTGTCACTTGTATTTATGGTATTAGAAGAAAAGTACGTAGATATAGGCGTTTTTACGCCGGTTTTACATTAAGATTGTAAAATCTTAAAGTTATACATGAATTCTGCCACTGTAACGTGTTTAAAGTTGGTTAACTGCGTTAAGTTGTCGGGGCAATAATCCTCTTTGTTCTGTACTACTCTTATATATCTCTTTTGAGGATTTTTCTGACAAACTATACCAGTCTGTCTGGCCCAGTTACCGTGATATGTAGCAGGGTCTATGGATTTTTTATAATTTTGCGTATCTGCATATATGTTATTAATAAGTCCGCCCTCGCCATTGTGTTCTTGTGCATCTGTACCTTGAAAATCAAAGCCTAAGATGTATATTGTATCATAATCGTGTAATCTAGGATTGTTTTCGTCGCCATATGTTGCTAACCACAATGCTGTAGGTCCACTGCTCCAACCTAAAGGCTCCTTAAAATAGTTAAATTTATGGTAGCTTTCGTACATCTTGTTAGGGTTGGTCCACACTTCGTGGTTCAATTGCCACTTGCACTTGTTTAGTTCGCTGACCATCTTAGTATCAACAGCAACCAAGTAATCGGGCTCGAAGTCTCTGTAAACTGCGTTACAGGCATATATCTTGCCGTATGGTCTAAGTGCTTCTAATGGTATTGGGGTTCTTGATTTTCCGTTACCTATTACAAAGGCTATGGACATTTAATTCCTCGTAAAGTTAAACTGCGCCTTCTTCTGCGTTAGCGGCCAAGCCGTACATTTGTCTAACAAAGTGCAATTCTTTTTGTTGCTCTTCTTTATGTAGCTCACTTGCTTTACGAATTTTGTTAATCTGACGTAGTGTTAGTCTAGTCTTACGTGTATCGTCTTTTGTGACAATAGAGTCATCATAACTCGGATCGTAACCTTTATCTTCTGTAGGCTCCAATGTTTCTTTGTCAAAATAAAATAGTTCACGTAGTATCATGTTAGTATTTATGCTGGAGGCGTCTGACCTGTACCGCCTGGTGCCCCTCCGCCTGTTGCTGTATCTGGTGGTGGTGCTGTTCCGCCGTCTACTGGTGCTGGTGCGTCTTCACCTGCTGGTGCCATGTCTTCACCTGCTCCATCTCCTGCCAAGTCTGCTGACATACCTGCACTTGAAATGCCTGCACCTCTTAATTCGCCTGCGGCATCAGTTGGTGGTGGAGTAATATTCTCATCATTCTCTTCACGCCACATACGTTCGTTGTCTGCAATTTCTTCTTCCGTCATACCTAAGAAACGTTTCAATGCAAATCTGTTTGAGATATAAGGTATAGCACTCATTTGTGTATACGTTGGTACTCTTGCATTATCAATTTCACTTTGTCTGTAACTTGCAAAGTTTTGTGGTGGTTGGAATCTTAAGTCAAACATAGCAGTATCAATGTTGATACCCTTTTCTAACAAGTAACGTTTAAACTCTTGACTAAATTGTTCTACTACTAAATTTTGTAGTCTTTCACAATATGTATTGAATCTTAATTCCTGAATGTACGCAGTACCCACTCGCCCATCTTGGAATTGAGTAGCACCATCGTCAGGCCCTGTAGGAAGATAAGAACTAGGAATACGCAAACCACGTACCAACTTATTAGTAAAGTATTTAAGATCATCAATCTCTCCTAGATTAGTTCCGCCTGGTAATGTTTCAACCTTAGATCCTCTACCTTCTGCTGTTTGTGGAAAGAAGTAGTCTTCGTTAATAGATAATGGATTGTATGCACTATCAATAACGTTTTGTCCTCCACCTGTTGCACTAGGTATACGTCTTTGGTGTATGTCTGTTTTAACACGTTCTACAAATTGCATTGCCAAGTGTGATGGCATATTACCCACGTCAACGTAAAATACTCTACGTTCTGGTGCTCTTTGTACACGATAAATTATAATTGCATCTTCAAGTAATTCTTTTTGTTTGTATACTTTAAATATACTTTCTAATAAGCTGTTACCAAATGGAAAGTTATTATCAAGTCCTTCACTTAAACTTAAATGTACCATGTTCTCTGCATCAACGGCAATTTCCATTGCGTCTTTTTGAAAACGTCCACCGCTCATTGATTGATTAGGTGCACCTACTTGTCCACGAACTGAACCTGTTAAGTATCCGTCGCCGCCACCTGTAACGTTTCCGTTTGTTTGATGTGGTGTAGTTGCTACTGCATCTTTAAAGTTTAAATTTACATTTTTAACAATGTATTGCTCTGGTGTTTTGCCCGATGACTCATTAACAATAATACGTGAAACG